CCCGATCGCCGATCGCGGCTCGCGGCGCGCCGTCCTCATACCCAAACGCAAGCGGGCTGACAGCTATGAGCGTCCCTTCGGTCTCCTCGAGCCGGTTCCTCTCCACCTTCTGCCCGGGCAGAATGATGCCGCCGGCCGTCTTCTCCTCGGTCGGGTCGAGCTCAACAATGACGTTGAACTCCATCGGGATAAGGTCGATGTCAGTCATAAAGGGGATCTTCTCCGTTAATTTCGCACCACCCGGCGTAGGAAGTTTCGATAAGCGCCATGTAGGCGTCGGCGCGGATGCGAAGCTCCTGAAGATGTTCCTTGCTGCACGCGCCGTTGTCCCAACTGGCCTTCATCCAGGCCGCTCGGTTCGCCTCGACGCCCATCAGGATCGCGGCGAATACCCACCGCGTCACCCGGTCCTCGCGCCAGCGCGCGAATTCTTCAGCCGAGGGCGCCAAGTTCCATCCCCGTCGCCAGAGCGTCCTTCGCAAGGTCGAACTTGAGCCGCTCGCCTTCGAGAACGGTGTTACCTGTCTCCACCTGCGTCTTCTGCGCCGTTGCCCCGTCCTTGGCCGCCCTCGCCATGTCGGCCTGCGCCTTGGCCTGCGCCACAGGGTCGGGCTGCTGCGGCTGGGGCTCAGGGAGGAGCTTGTCGATGTCCTCGATGTCGGCTGCGACGTACACCCGCCTCAGGGCCTCGCGAGGGTCGCCGCCTACCGCCGCCAATTCCTTCATCGTCCCCAAGACGAACTGCCCCTTCGCCAGCTTCTGCATCTTCGTGACCGTGGAGGGATCCGACACCGGACGGATATCCATATCCTTGGAGGTGAAGTCGGCTTGGAAGTCCGCCTCCGGATCGTCCAGTACCTCCAGATAATCCTTGGCCGCCTCCTCGCCGCCGTACCTGCGAAGCTTCTCCGCGATGAGCGTGTATTCGTCTTTCGCCGACCGGAATGTCCGCTTGGCGGTGGCGTTGAAGACCTGAAGCCCCTGCTCGATCAGCGCGAGGGTCGTTCCCACCTGCCCGTTGTTCGATGCGTCCCCGGTCAGGACCTCGGTGGAACCGCTGACCTCCTTCGCGGCGCCGAGCATCAAATCCAACACCTGAAAGGTAATTGTCGGCGCGTTCGGCAGCGTCTTTTCAAAGATCGCATTCTTCAGCATGTCGCCGGGCACATCCACCGTGCGATACTCGCCGGGCTGCAGCCGGATTACCGAGCCCCCACCCCTGGCTTGAAGCCTCACTCCCGACCCGATGAACCCGCCGCCGGCCGTCTGGGCATGGCCCGCGTCCATAATTTGGTTGATGGTGGTATTGATGACGTCGCCGAGCTGCTTCAGCAGGTGCCCCAGCCCGATCCCGTAGAACTTGCCCTCCGGATGCGGGAACAGGTCGTATTTGATGTAGAAGCGCCCGCGCTCGATCGACACGACATCGCCGGCCGAGTTGGCCTTCACGTCCTCCGGGCCGAAGTTCGCCTCGATCCGTAGAACCTTGTGGGTCATGTGGTCGACCGTGACGATGTAGGGCTCCTCAACCCCGTCTTCGTCCAGGTCGATCAGCCTGTGCTGCTCCAACAGCAGCCTGGGGCCGTCATCGTCCTTGCTGCGCTCGCCCTTCTCATTGACCGGGAATAGGTCGACGTCGCTGTAATGCTCGGCCCTGATCCTTTCGTTGATCTGATGCGGATAGACGTCTGGCAGCTCCTCGGTCAGCCGAGGCGTCGTCTCGCAGGATCTTGCGCCTTCAGGGACGAAGATGCGAAGGGCCGACACCATGGCCGAGCGGGGCTGTGCCTTCTGACTGTCCCACCACACCTTGCGGAAGACGCAGCCCACAATCGGTAGTTGGATCAGCAGCGCGTCGGTATCGCTCTCCCAATCCTCCATCCGATAGAATAGGACGGTGTTCAGATACTCGCTGACCCTGGCCGCCCGCTTGGCCTTGGCGCCCGGCGGAACCCTCCATTGTGGCTGAAGCTGCGCCTGCATCTCCGGAGGCATCTGCATCGCCTGCGTGGCGGTGATCGGCCCTCCGTCCGGAGCAACCGCCAAAGGTTGGCTATCCGGCCCCATCTCCGGTTTGCCGTTGTCCTGCCCAATGACCTTGCACAGGACGGCCTCGTCGCCCTTGACGACGGCGGGATACATGCGGGCGTTGAACTGGAGGGCGGCGGTCGTGAGGATGGGGTATTTGACGTTCGAAGCCTTGTGCCAGGGATAGTCCTTGCTCTTGCCGTCATCCTTCTGCGCCGCGGAATCCAGCGCCTCCTTGACCGTTTTCTCCCACTCGCTGCGGTCCTTCTTGTCCCGCTCGTAATCCTCGACGCATTCGATCCCCAGCTTGGCCAGGTCCGCCTTGTCGATCGCGTCGGCGAAGTTCCCCGTCTTGTTCGCCAGAGCCATCAGCTTGTCGGCTGGGCTTAGTTCGACGGGCTGCTCAAGGTCCGTTTCATCGAGCGGGAGGACGGTGGCCATCTAGATAAACGCCAGCCGCGAGTAGACCCGGCATTTTACGGGGCCTCCATCACACTCTAGCCGGGGGCGGCACCGCCACGCGAGTTGTTTGTCCCTGTTTTCTGCGATCATCAAACGAAGTTGCTCAGCGTACAGCTCTACAGCTTCTTGCTGGCCGAAGCATGGCGCGGCTTCCCCCTGAGTCTTTACACCGTGTGAGCAGAGAGTGACATATTCCGTTAGGGGCGAGGTGCCGATGTACGCTGTGCGCGGACCATCGAAGTCTAGCACGAAGGCCGTCAGGCCCGCCACGATCCTGTTAAGTGCGTCCACATTGGTAGAACTGGGCTCGACAGGCAGCGCGTTCAGCGCTGTGTTCGGGGCGTTGGCGCCGTACACCCGCTAAAACCCCCTCACAGCGAGCCGCAGGCGGGCGTCAGCAGCCGCCGTGGCGTCGGCGGTGGCGAACTGCTCGGCAACGGCCTCCTTGCGCTTGGCGAGTGTTGGCTGGGCCTCAGGGGCCTTGTCGCCGGGTGTCGTCGCGGCAGTCTTGGCGCGAGGTTTCCGCACCGCCGGTTTCTTCGCCATTGCCGTGTCTCCCTTCGGAAGTGAGCCGCCCTTGCGACCGTCGTTGTCCGGATCGTTCGTACCCTTGACGAAGCGCGAGCCGGCCTTCAGGCTTCCGCCCTTCGATCCGTCGCCGTCGTGGTCGGTTGTGCCTTTGCGGAAGCGGGCCATGCTACGCTACCACTCTGAGAGCGCGTTCCTCGCGCACCATTCGGCGCTGGTAGATGATCGCGCTGTCTTCAAGGACGCCGCCGTGCGGGAGAAGCGCCGAAACGGCGATATTATGGGCGGCGTAGACATCGAAGGCGGTATTTCGGCACATTGCTAGCCGAAATTCGATCTGCCGAAGTTGGTCGACAAGAACCCGCTTCTCTTGGGAGAGTTGCGCGACCCGGGCCGCTAGTTCATCGTCTCCCTGCCGAGAAAAGAAGCGCTTAAGTCGTGTGAACATGCTCAATACCCCGTAGTTGCCGAGCGGCCCCTGTCGTCAATCTCGTCGTCTTCCTCGTAGGGAACCGCAGCGGGCCACGCGATGGGCAGATCCTCGTCAAGGAACCGCGCCAGTGCGTCCAGCATGTCGTCGTGAGCCGCCACCGGGAAGGCGAGATACTCTTCGTCCCTGAACGTCTTGGTGAGGTCGACGGGAATACCCTCGTAATTCGTCTTCATCAGCTTCGGCATCAGGAAGATGCGGCCCTTCTCGAACCACGGTATAAGCCGCCTGATCCTGTCGAGCTTCGGCATCGCCCCGCCGACCGCGGTGATCGTGAACCGGTAGTTCTCCCTGTCCTGCCGATCCTTGATATGCTCGATGTCGGCCATCATGCCGTACTGCTCGTAGGCCACGGCCATAGGCTGCCAGCGGCGGTGCCAGTTCATCAATAGATCGGCGCGCTGGGTCAGCGAGAGCCTGTCCCGTACCATATCGTGCACGTAGACGTTCTTGTCGGCGCCCAGCCCAAGGACCCATCCGGCCGTGTAGTCGCTGGTCTTCTTTTTCGCGCTCGCCGGGTCGACCAGGATGACGATGTTCTGGCCTCGGGTGGGGACGGCGGCATATCTCAGCCACTCTTCCTTGAAGCCCTGGGTCTCGTCCGCCTTGGGGTCGAGGAGCATCTGGCAGGCGTAGACGTAAGGGCCTTGATCGGCGCGCTTCTTGGCAAGGTCCTCTCGGGTCAGGAAAACAGGCTCTCCTTCCACCTTGCCGTCCTTCGTCGCGGGGTAGATGCGGGGGGTGACAGTGCCCCTCTCGATCAGCGTCCGGTAGCTGTCGTTATAGTGGTAGCGCGTGCCGGCGAAGCGACGGCGGCCCCCGTGCGCGCCAAGGTTGAACGAAAGAGCAAGCGCATCGGTGGTCTTCAGCATCATCTCAGGCGTCGAGACGGATTCCCGAGTGACCACGTCGTCGTAATCCAGGACCTTGAAGTGCTTCGACGTGGGCTGCCCGTCCACAAGCCCCCAAGCCTCTACGGTGGCCTCTTTCGGGTTGGTCTTGCGCTTGACCGTTATCCCCTCGTCCTCTGACCACTTGGGGCTTTCCTTGCGGGGGTCGGCCCAGAGGATATCCGGAAACCACGCCTTCAGCGTCTCGTTGGTTTCGAGCTCCTGCTTGATCTGGCGGAGGAACGCCTTGGCTATCGGCCGGGTGTGGCTGAATATGCCTATCGTCACTTCCGGGTCGATCAGGATGTCCTGAATGCCGAGCGCGAAAGTTATGATCGTGGATTTGTAATGCTCGCGTGCCCAGAGATCGAGATAGCCGTCAGGGGCCGCCTGCACTTCCCGGCACCGCTCATAGACCCACCGATTGTGACAATCCTTGCGCTTCAGTCCGTACCGCAGAAGGAAATAGAGATCAGTGCGGCAGGCCTCGGCCATGATCGCCCGCGCCATCGTCGGGTCGCTCACCAAATAGCGCTCGTACCTCTTCGCTAGCTCGTTGTACTGCGGCGGTTCGATCCACAAAGTCGACATTGCTGTTCACCTGAAGCGGGATCACCTTGCCGACGAGAGTCATGAAGGCGGCCGGATTCTCCTCTGACTGCTGGACCAAATAGGCCACGCCGCCAGCTTCGTTGAGCGCCTGCACGATCATGTCCTTGATCGCCGCAGTCACCTTGTTCGCCGACCCCTTGGGCCGCCCGGGAGATCGCGGAATATTTTTCCTTTGTTTATCGCTGCCCATGTCACACGATCGGCGCGAGGAAAGCCGCCGCCATGAACGCGAGGCCGGCGGACTGGAGGTTGATCCTGCTCGATACGCCGACAGCGCTGACGATGAACAGGATGATGGCGATGATGAGGAGGATGGCCGGAAGGGTCATGGCATTCACCTCTGCAATATGTTATGCGTTCAGCATGGCTGATGATGCCCCCGAAGAGGGATTGATCCCTGCGTTTCAGGTGACTGAAAGCACTCAGTCGCTGCCGATCAGTGATTGGAAGCGAGTGATGAAAGGACCAGGGCCGGGTCTTCGTGGCGACGACCTGATCACGGCCGAATATCTGCGTGGCGATTGGCTTCTCGACCAACTCTGAATCTATCCCCGCCGCGCACGTCAGCCGTTACGCCGGAGGAAGGGGCGTTCAGCGAAGGTCTGAGGGCGGCGGGGAGGTTGGCCAGCTATGGCCCGGCTCGCAACATGCGCGAGCATGGCGTTTATGGCATGGATAAGTCCGGGGCGCAAGGGCCTTCAGAAAAGCCGAGCAATCGTCTGGCTGATCGTCGCATCTAAGACACCAGGGCTGAGATGATACCCGAGCCAGTCCCAGAATTTGCGCATTGCTCGCATGGTGCTATCCTACTCCACCGCCAGCATATGGGCAATCCGCCCGTGCAATTGGTTCGCAGCCAGCCTGAACGCGCTCGACAGTCTCCCAGATCGCTGTGACCTCGCGAGCCTCTCCCACATCTGCCCGCCCGCTTCGTTCAGCGCGAGGCCTTCAAGCACGACCGCCTCAAACAGGGTGAGCAGGAACGGCGAGATACCTTCCCGGGCAAAAGCGTAGTCCAGCCTCGCCTCTTCCTGGGCGCGGTAGCGAGCCCAGTGGCAAGAGACGTTGCCGCCTCGGCTTCCAGATCCACCATAGTTCGCCGTGATGCCGAGGGTGTCGTACCCGAGCGCGTGAGCTGCCGCGTACCATTCGCAGGCCTGGGCCTCATCGCGGCTGATCGTTCCGGAGGCCTTCAGCTTGTCGATCCGGGTTAACTTGCGGACGGTGCGCGTCTCTCCCGAGCGGATGCTGTGCCGTTGCTGGGCCTCGGTGCGGTTGGAGACGTCGTGAACGGCGATACCGTGCAGGATCTGCTCTGGCGAAAGGCCGATGCTCTTCGCTACCCTCCCCGCCTCCTGCTGCGGTGTCCGAACTTTCCTGCTCGCCTTCACTCGCCCTCTCCCGCTCTGTGTAGATGTGGTCATGATACTGAATTACCTTGGGTTTTCGGCGCATCAAGGGTGGCAGGATCGACGCCGAGCGCGATGTAGTCCTGTCGCGTCGGCTTGCGCGGCGGGCCGAGATGCTGCCGAAGCTGGGCGCGGGTTTCGGTACGCAGGCCCAGCTCCTCCATGATCTCGGCCGCGGCCTCGGGAGTGCAGCGGGTCGATTCATCGAAAGCTTCGTCGCTGGCCTTCGCGAGCTGCTTCAGCCGCCATGCGCGACGCATCCGCTTCGTCATCAGGGGTTGCGTGAAGGCGCGGATCTCGCCTGCGCCTCGAGGAAAGAACCGCGTGCCGGGGGTGTTGACGTAGGCGTTGCAGCCGGCGCTCAGGATGTCGGCGGGGACGTCGCGAAGATCGAAAACGAGCTTGTCGAATACCGCCCTGGCCTCGGCATCGCTTTCAGTGCGGGGCACGGTGCCGAGGCGGAGCCCACGAAGGATGTCACGGCGCGTTTGCTCGTCGGCTGGCGCCATCGCGTCTCCGTGAACCTGGGCGGCGCGGCGAAGCTGGTTTCCGTAGCCCCTCGGAACCTCAGGCGGATGGAACTGCTCCGCGTTCAGCGTCCCCTCGTCCAGCCATCCGGGAATGCAGCTCGTCAAACGCATCGCCAAGGATGGGGTCCCGGTAACCGGTGGGCTTGCTGGGAGGTTGGGAATGGTGTCCATTTCGTAGCTTCTCTCTCGGATCATTGATCGAGCCCCAGCCCTTGGCGGCGGCGTGCTGGACGAGGCGGCCGGGGGGCCATTCGTCGTCGGCGAGTTTGGCGATGTCGCTGAGAATGCCCTCGTAGGCCGTTTGGGTTTTCGCGAGGTTCTTCCGCTGCCGATTGGCAAGGAAGTCGCGCCAGTGACCGGGGTCCACCATCGCCGGGCAGGGGAAGGGGTGGGGCTTTGGCCGTCCGTTTGTTACGGAAGGGGCTTTAGCCCCTGAAGTAACTTCTTCCTTGGGGTTAGAAGATACTTCATTAGGGGGTTGTCCCAGCCTGTCACGGTGCGTCACGTGACTTCCCGTGACGCACCGTGATTTCGCCTTCCTATCCCGCTCGTTTTTGCGTCGACCAGCGAGCGCTTCTCGCTCAGCCTCTCCCACGAACAGCTCTCTAGCTACAGCCGCCAGCAACTCCGGGGGCGTGCCGACCGCCGCGAGTTGAGCGACAAGGCTTGCCGCGCTCATGCTGTCTCTCCGACGAACATGCTGAGCTGGTCGACGGCGCGGTTTATCCACAGAACTTCAGTCCGTGTGCGGGCGCCGTCGGCGAGGGATGGCCGCTCTATCCGTCGCCAGCTTGCCAGAGCGTTGTCGTAGAGCGCGCTGGGGTAGCCACTGACGAGGACCGCGCCCTTCATCCCCAGGAGGGCCGACAACAGGGCCTCGTGATCGGCAACGGTCATCTCGTGCTGATAGTCGCGCCCCTTATCGCGGGTTTCGGGTAGGTACGGCGGATCGACAAAATGAACCGTTTCAGGCGCGTCATGCGTCCGCATTACTTCCGTAGCGTCGCGCCGCTCGATGACGACGCCTTGTAGCCGTTCAACGATGCCCGCCAACGCGTCGGGATAGTTGATCCAGTCGTGCGCGGGCGTTGTGCCTGAACGGTTTGAATTTGACCGGAAGCCGGTTTTGCGAGCGTGACCGTTGCTTCCAAAGCCCATAAAACTTCTGATGACGAGGCGCCGAGCGCGCTCTACAGGACACTCGGCAGCCTCATAGGATTCGGCGAATTCCGAGCGGGCAAACGGCGTCAACCGCAAAAGGTCAATCAGCCTGGGTGCGTCGGTCGAGCGCAGCACTTGGAAGAGATTGACCACCTCGTCATCAAGGTCATTGTAGACTTCGGCATAGGAGCGGGGTTTGCGGAGCAGCACGGACGCGGCACCGCCGAATGGCTCGACGTAACAACGGTGCTTCGGAAGATGGGAGATAATCCACGGCGCAAGGATCCACTTGCCGCCATGCCAGCGGAGCGCTGGACGGCGAACCGCGCCGCGCAATGGGACGAGCGCCTTTGGCTGAGACGCGGAGCGGCTCAGGTCCGAAGGACCGCCGGCCCGGTCCTCGCGAAGTGAGGATGCGCCCTGATGGCTCATTTCCCCTCCTTCAGCGTGGAGGGCGACGACAGTACGGCGGTCAGCTCGAATATGGCCTGATCAAGCTCTTGATCCAGGATACGGCGACGCTGCACCTTGTAGCGCGCATCATGAACGGTAGACGGATCACGGCCTCCGAAGCGGCGGCCGATCTCTGCATCCGAGCGTCCGGTGAAGTTCTTGGCAAGGTACATGCTAAGTTGGCGGGGGTGAGACAGATCGCGGTCGTGCCGTGGCCCTCTCAAATCGTCCACTGTGAGCCCGTAGCGGGCCGCTACAGCGCGTTGGACGTCGGCGATGAGCAAGCGTCGCCCCGGAGCGCCTGGCACAGGGTAGCCGCGGCGGGCGAGGTCGTGGCGAAAGGCGCTGACTGTCTCGATCACGCCGCCACCCTCCACTCTCGCACGTTCGTCGGAGCTCCACGCTCCTTGAGGAACGCGAAGGCCTCTTCAGGCGATGTGACGATGCCTGGAGCCCAGCCCATCTCGGACAGGGTTTCGTGGATCTTGAGCTGTTCGGGGCGGACGTCGCTCGGCGAATAGCGGGGCCTCTTCACCTCCATCAGGCAATGGCCCCTGTTCCAGTAGCAAATGAGGTCCGGAAAGCCGTTCTTCAGCCCGTCGCCTTTCAGTGCTCCGATCTGGATTCCGCGCTCCTGTCTGTCACCGGCCAGGTGGGCGCCGTTCGGGACGTGGGCGACGAACACGCGCGGGAAGGCTGTCCCCATCATGGCGAGGATCGATCGTTGAACTTGGCGCTCCGTCGGAGTCTCTCGCTGTTGGGGTTTTGAGGGGGTTGTCATAATGGTTGATTTTCAGGATGTTGGGCGATTGCGCTATGCGCACCGCCGCTTTCGTCCGCTTCGCGGATCGAGCCCGTTCCGGTCTCGACCAAAGGCTTCAATCGGCTATCGCAGCCGTGCAACTCAGTTAGAGGCCCGAGATAGACCGGCGGATATTGCTTGAAAGCCGGGAAGTTGAACTGATCGGCGGTCGGATCGAGCGCCCGCCCGTCCTCCAACCTGATCCAGACGTGGTTGCAGTCGCCAAGATCGCTTTCAACCGTCTCGCATGGCACGCCCGAGCAACGCAAAAGCGCGGCAAGCGGCCACGACACGGCAGCGCACATGAACCGGCTGGGATGGCCGCCTAGGATGCCTTCGCGAAACTCGCTAGCGAACTCGATTAGTTCCGCGTCCGTCAAGCCGCCATCTCCCGTTCGATCTGGCACAGCTTCGTGGCGGCGGCATATTTGCGCGGCTGTTCGGCGAGGCGGCGCAGTTCGGCTTCCTCAGCCTCAGCGTCGGCCCGTGCTCGGAACATCGTGCATTGCTCGGCGCCAAGGTCATCCTTGGTGCGCGGAATCAAGAGATCCAGGATCGTCTCTATCGCCTTGCCGCGCGGGTCCTCATTGCATTGGTCGTAATTGAACAGGTCGTGGATCAGCATGACGGGACAGCCGCCGTCGGTGCCGCGCGAATGGATGCAGTTGTCGCAATACTCGCCCTCGTAGATCATGCCGGAGGTGCCGTTGGGAAAGTAGGCCATTAGGCAGCCTCCGCTTCGATCTGACCGGGTTCGGTCTCGTCTAGAGCCCGCCGCAGGCACGCCGTCGCCAGCTTGAACACCTCGGCTTTGGCCTTCTGCTTGCGGCGCTCGGCGGGCGTGAAACCAGTCCAGCCGCTGGACAAAATCGTCCAACCAGTCTCCGACACCGCCTGGTCGAAAATGGCGCGGATGCGCTTTCGCTCCGCCTCGGCCGAACGAGTGAGCTTGCGTGGGGGTGTCGCGCTCACCCTCCCTTCGCCTTGCCATCTGGAGAGGGCCGGTGCTGTGCGGGAGGATCGAACTCAGCGAGGTCGGGCCAGTCGGTCGTACGGGGGCCTATCCAGCCTCCGGGGGGGGTGTCGTCGTGGGTCATGTCGCTATCTTCCCTTCGATCTGGCCGAGCTTAGGGGCGGCTTCGTAGCGAGCCCGGTCATAGGCCCGACGAGCCTCCAGCGCCGCTTCCTCGTCCGTCAGTCCGCGCCCTTCGCACTCAGGGCAGCGGATGTAGTACAGGGTGCGCCCGTGGCGATTTATTACAGGGTAGGTCCCCTCGCCTTCGCAGACAGCGCAGGTCATGCGACTGCCTTCGGCTTGCGAAGCTGGCGGACATGGGCGATAAGCCTCTCGACCCGGAGCAAGTCCTCCTCGGGGATCGTGCGCGATTCGTGTTCGGTGATCGCCACCCCGCCGTGGCTTTCCGGGTGCTCGGCCTGGGCGACATGATGTAGAAGCGTGGCGAGCGGCAATGTGCCGGGGTCGCTGGAGCAAACCGAGTCCGACGGGACCGCTCGGAGATTGTATCTCCGGAGCACCGCTGCTATAGCGGTTTCGTCCTTCGCGAGGACATTGAAGATGTGAATTGCGCTGGGCGTGCTGCCCTTGTGGATGTTGCCGAGCTGGCGAACGGTAAGACCGGCCGCGAGCGCGAACTTACCTTTCCCGCCCAGCTTGGAAGTCAGCCGCGACCAGTCCTCCATTAGGACATCGTGGAACTCGTCTTCCGTTAAGGGGTGCGGTTTCGGAACGACACGGTCAATGCTCACGGTCTAGCCCCGCTTTCATGGAAGGAGTTGTTCAGGATCGGCGCAGGAAAGCAGTCCCCATAGGCTCGCTGGTGCGCCGTATCCTTCAACGCATCCCTCCGCCGAGCGATGAAGCGCGAGATGGCGGGGATACGCATGGATCAGGCGGCCTCCCCTTGCTGCGCACGAGCAGCCCAGTGCGTCAGAAATTGGATGAAGCGGTCGAAGTCGCACTCCTTCCACTCGCCGACGTGGCCACCCTTGATCACTTTCAGGCCAAAGATTTCGGAGGTTCGATAATCGCAGCGAACGACAAGAACCTTGATCCGCTCGGAGAGGGCCGTCAGCGCCTGGAAAGCGCGCTGTTGTCCTCCCGTCGCGTCGGCGCCGTTCATCTTAAACTCCACCACCAAAAAGTTTCCGCCGAGCTCCACGAAGCCATCGAGGTCGGTGAAGTTTATTCCTCGGGGGAAGCACTGGGCGAGGTGCTCAATGTCGAAATGGCGGTGGTAATTGAAGCATCCGCTGATGATGCAATTCCACTCCAAGGGGTTGAAGCCGGGAGGGTTCATTGACGCACCTCCACGACAAATCCGACATCGGCAAAGTGGGCGGTGAACGTCTGGAGGCGTGCGCCGAAATAGAAGAATGCCTGCCCCTGCGTCGGCGCCGCCACCCTTCCGTCAGGCGAAACGAATTTGATTCTGCCGCGCGTGAAACAGATGGCCGTCGCCGCGCTCGCGAGCTTCTGGAACCACGCGGTATCTGTGTAATTGTGCGTGAGCATGATGGCCTCGGAGACACGTCCCGCCTCGCGCTCGGCGATCATCTTCTCAGCAAAATCCCCGATGGCCGGCTGGGCGTAGGGCGGGTTCAGCCACACCTTGCCGCACCACTTCTGCGCCAAGCCGTTGTCGGCTTCGGTAAAGAAGGTTTTCGCCTTGACGGTGCGCTGGGCTTCCGGATGGCTGGCCGGGTCGACCTGGATGGTTCCGAGCACCTTGCGCGCCAACTCGACGTATTCGGGCGGCGTGAACCACTCGTTGTTGCCGGTGAAGCTGGTGCGGTTGACGGTCTTCTGCTCGACGGCCTCAGCCTGCTCCTCTTTCGGCAGACGGGCGATCTCTGCCGCCGCGGAGACGGCGATCTCGCCGGTTTCTACGGCATCGACCAACTCCGGGATGCCGTCGCGCTGAACGGTTTTGGCATTGCGAAGCGACCGCTCGCTCACATTCAGCAACGCCGCCGCCTCAGGCTGGCTTACGGGGGCCACAACTTCCGGCAAATTTGCCGAAGGTTGGATGTCAGTTCGGGCGCCTTGCGGCATCTTCGCCAGCTTAGCCGCCACCATGGCGCGCTGGCTTTCGGACAAGTGGCGCCGAGCGAGATTCTTCGCGATGACGAAGGCGAGCGGGTTGGAGCCATGATACTCGATGCGGGGATATTCCATCCCGAGGTCGCGAGCCGCCATGTAGCGGTTGCGCCCGTCCAGGATCGTGTCGCCGATGAAGACGATGGGCTCGAGAACGCCGTTCTTGGCGATGTCGGCCTTCAGCTCCTCGAAAGCCGCGCCCTCGATCCAGGGGAAGAGGTCGGCAAATTCGTGAAACCTCACGCCTACGGACGGGACGCGCTCCAGGAGGACGGGCTGCGTAGCCATCTACCCCCTCCCCTGTCTTGCCGGCGCCATGAAGTGACGCATTGCATCGGAGAGGAAGATGAAGGACCCGAGGGGTGGAATGTTGACGTAGGCTATCTGATCGACACCGAACGGAAGCACGCGCGCGGCAGAGGGAGCCTGGCCGTTCATGCCGCGACCGAAATGTATCGTTGCGGACTAAAATCTGTCGGATACGCCGTGCATGATTTGCGTTTATCTGATTCGGCCCCAGTCGGTCGACTCCGGCCCCCGCTGCCAGGGTCTGCAGCCGTTTCTCCGTGGTATGGAGAACGCCCATGCCGGTCGAATATTTCGATGAACCGCTTTCCGTCGAGATCAAGGACGGAAACGCGACCCTCTCTTGGCGTGACGGAACGAGGTTTTTCATGCCGATCAGGGTGTTGCGCGAGAATGTGGCGAAGTGCGCTGCGGCGCTGGCGGAGCATGATCGCGGCAATGTCTTCCGCTTTCCCCGCAAGAAGCCGGGCGCGAGGCGCGAGGGCGGCGAGGGCTGACACCTACGCCGCCGCAGCTTCGCGGGGCTGGTACGGCTCGATCCGCGCCAGAAGGCCTATCTCTTCATCCGACAGCCCGGCGATGATATCGTGCCGCCAGCCGGTCGTCTGGAATATGTGGATGGCGAGCGGCCGGGACGGTGCCCGCTTGTCGCCAAGAATCTCGCTCGCATAGGACATGCTGATGCCCGCTGCGGAAACCAGGTCGGAAGGTCGCGGCACTTTTTGCATGCCTGCTTATTCGCATGGTGCGAATTCGCAGTCAAGAGGCCGAATTCGCATGGTGCCGAAAGCCGGTGCTGTAGGACTTTCGTATGATGCGAACATGCCGAGGAAGAGAGAAAAGCCTGCCCCCGCTCCCGTCGGTCCGGACTGGTTCCTGCCCGAATGGATGGCCTCGCTAGAGGTCTCACAGGCCGATCTCGCGCGCGAGTGCGGATGGACGAACAGCACCATGCACGGCATTTATCACGGCAGGACAGCGTACTACCGAGAGATTGTCAATCTGATCGCGGAGAAGCTGAACCTTCGCCCCTATGAGCTGCTGATGCACCCCGACGAAGCGAACGCTATCCGGCAGATCCAGCGTGAGGCCCTTCGCGTTGTCGAGATCGGCGAGCCGCTGCGGGAGGGCGGCAACCGGGCCGCGCGATAAAAAGTTCGCGCCATGCGAATAACCACTTGACGGCATAGTTCGCGCCATGCGAATAGGGCTTCATCGAGATAGATGGAGCCCGAACGATGGCATCAGCATTCAAAGTCGAAAAAGGTGTGCCGCTCGCCCCCGGCGGGCAGATGGGCCCCGCTACCCGCTACCCTTGGGACGAGCTAGAGGTTGGCGACAGCTTCTACGCCCCCCTTTCTGCATATCAGTGCAGAACCGGCGAACCCTCAGTCGGTAAATACCTCGCATCAATGCAGCGCGTGGCCTCGCAAAAGAGGCGCGGCACCTTCCGGGTCCGGCGTGAGGGCGAGGGTCTTCGCGTGTGGCGGATCGCCTAAATCCCCCGGACTGTGTCGCTCTCCCCAAGCGCCACAGCGAGGATGAATTTAGACGTGAGGAATGACGAGATGCCGAAAGGTCCAACGCTCACCGTCCGCTGCGTAGGCTGCAAGGCCAAGCGGGTGCTCGATCAAGACGAGTGCGCGCGTCTGGCAGAGCGTGGGTCCGTCCCGATGTGCGAGACGTGCTTCATGCCGATGGTCGCGGAAAGCGTTTCGGCATGACCGTCACCCCCGGCGAGTGGATCCCTTGGGAAGGGGGAGAGTGTCCCGTTGAGCCGGGAACTCCAGTCGAGGTTATCCTGCGGGCCGAGGAGGACGGCGGAGACGATAACCGAGGCCCCACGTGCAGGCCTGAGCGCTTGCGCTGGATCCATCTTCGCAGCGAAACCCTGATCGGTCTCGGCGACATCATCGCTTACCGTGTGGTGTCGAAATGAACGCGCAAGTGAACAGCAAGGTGGAAGCGGCATTAGCTAAGTGGATCGACGGCGAAGAAATCGGTCGCGAGGTCGGTGGGCACGGAACCGTTGTGGCGGTCACTCGCAACGAGGACGGCTATTCGGTCTTCCGTGCTTTTCCGATCGGCGATGGCACCGGCGTTTCGGTCGACTTGGCGGACGCGACAACGGACGATCTGATCCGCCATCTGCTCGCGAGGTACGCGCTGTGACCCCCTCCATCTCCTCTATCCTCGACAGGCTGACGGATGCGCAGAAGACCGTCTTGTGCCGGTGCGCGCCAGACGAGCGCTTGATGGGAGGCTTCTACGGACTGGCATGGACCGACCCGCCGCTAGTCGATCCCGTTGGCCTCAACCATCCAGTCTTCGGCAGCCATTATCAGCTGAACGCAACCGGCCTCGCCGTGCAATCCGCCCTTCGTGAAGCATCGGAAGGAAATCGGTCATGACGAAAGCCGACAAGGCCGAATTGCGGGGCCTTATGCGCCGAGGAGACGAGCGCTCCAACCGCGAGATAGCGGCCGATCTCGGATGCTCCGAGGCGACCGTCCGCAAGTACAGGCGGATTCTCGCGCCTCTGACGGGAACCCGCCCATGACGACCCCCTCCGAACTCGACAGGCTGGCAGAGCGCGCTTCGCCCTGTCGGGCGGCCCCAGCTATCGCAAGGAGCCTCGCATGACGGATGAACTTGGCCGCTTCGGCCACCACCCCGACTCCGCCATCGATTTCTGCATTGAGGTGGAGGAGCTTGAAGCCATCGCTGAAAATGCGCGGCTCGGGCTGACCGGCAACGGCCACGAAGCTGACCGCACTACGCTCGATAGCCGAATTGAGCGCGCCATGGATTTCCGAGTGGGCGGCGATAAGAACTGCGTCACGGCGAAAGCTGGACTGCGCATTCTCGCGGCGGCTCGCGGCTTCGATGTGAGTGGGGCGGCTGCCTACGCCGGGCAGCCGATGCGGCGCACTCGCGATAGCGGCAGCGACCGTCAGGCGGAGACCGTGCAACGGGCTCCGGGCGAAGCCTCGCAGAGCGGCCCCGCAGGGGCATCGCCCAACCCTGAGGACCAAACCCATGGGTAAGTCAGCCGCCGCAAGGCGCGTGCCCCTAATCGCCGACAGCGCGAGACTGTTCCTGCGCCAGGACAGGGCGATCGATATCAACGCCGTCGCTCACCAGGAGAGCCGCCTTCAAACGGCGCCGCTCGTCACTCTTGCGCTCGAGCATGACGAGCTCAGCCGCTGGCTGAACCGGCCCTACGCCGAGATGTGGGCTGACGATCACGCTGTGAAGACGGAGCGGATCAAGGCTGTCTGGCAAGCGATCCGGCGTCGGTTTCCTGAATACGCGGCGAGGCAGATGCGATGACTTCCTTCCGCAAAGATCGGGCGATTGCGCTTCGCGCACCGTCGCCAGTCGCGAGTGGAGCCCGCAAGCGGTCTCCAGCCTTCGGCCGACTGTCAACTATCGCGGAGCGCGTCTCCGTCGCCGCGATAATCCTCGTCCTCTGCCTCGCCATCCCCGCCATTTTTGCAGGAGATTGAACGATGACCTTGGAAACCTCTACCCGATCGCCGCTGGCACATCAGCCCGTCTTCCCCGTCGCGACCTACACGGACGAATACGGCGACACTCGCATCATCCACGCTGAGCGTGGCAAAGGGGGTAAGCTTCGGCGCCTGAAAGGCATGGATACGCCTGCGGGGCTGCTCAACCGAGCTATCGCGATTCTTCTGGGCCGGCGAGTTCGCGAGCGCCGCCTCCATCTGGGCCTCACTATGCCGGAAGTGGCGAAGCGGGCGGGGCTCGCCAGCGCCAGCCCAAAGCAATACATCTACCATATCGAAACGGCCCATCGCCGCGAAGGGGTGCGACTCGGGACGCTGTTCGCCCTTGCCCACGCGCTGGAGTGCGAGCCCGCCGACCTGTTGCCGAGCGCAGCCGAGGCGATGAATCTGGCAAGTGTGAAGCCCGCCACTTCCGACACGCTGGCGGTCCTGTGAGCATTACAAGCAGCCCCTTCGGCGGGACGAAGCTTACCGGCATCGACGCGCGGCGATTTCGCGAGATGACGGGTCTTGACAGGACGGCCCCGGCGTCAGTCGACACTCACCCGGAGGGCGGAGACGCCTTGGCGGCTCCGTTCATGAGTGGCGCGGTGCCCGCCGAAGAGCGGGCAGACGCCCAAAAACCTGCATCGAAAGGCACATCCAATGCCACCTAATGACTCCGCGCTCTCGCATAGCTGCGCCTGCATCGGCCAAGTCAACGAGCGGCTGCTCCCTCACAACGCCATCGTGGTCGAGACGTTCTACCCGGTGGCCCGGCCGGTCATCGAAACAACGAAGCTGGACAGCAAAGCGCGTTCAAAACGCCCCCCGCTAGTGATCGCAAGCTTCTGCCCGTTCTGCGGTGTCAAATACCCCGAAACCGGGAGCGTCGGATCATGACAGATGCTATCCTTGTAACGCCGTCTGTTCGGCCCGGCACGTATTGCGCCAAGAGCTACGCTGCTTTCCGGGTGACCGAGGGGCGCATGTACCCTGTGCATCTGGGCGAGCGGCCCCTGACCGTCCTGTCGGCTGTGGACGCGGCGCTCGGCGCTCAAAACTTCTACGCCAAGGAGCAATTGATAGTCCGCGAGACCGACGGCGCGACGAAGATCCACATCTTCTGCATCAAGCGCCAGTCGGCGCCGACCTACGTCTGGCGCGATCACGTTCAGCATCGGGTGCATCGCCACTACGCCGACCCGCTCTGCGTCCTGGACGGCGATATGCTGATGGGGGCGGGCAAGTGAGACACAATCCCGGCAACCCTCCCGAGCTGCGGCGGCCGATGATGGTCGCCGAAGCCGAGCGGTTGCGCGAACAAGGACTCGATGTGGAAAGCGTCAGCGAAATTCTCGAAGGCCGGCGCGGGCAGCCGGGTGAACCAACCCGCGTCGATCCTCCCCGGCTCCCGGACACCCCCATGTTCCCGGAGCCGGGGATCTACTTCAACATGCCTGAGGCGGAATACCATGCAATCCCGGCGCTGTCGAATAGCGGGATCAAGTGCCTCGCCTCGTCGCCAATGCTGTTCTGGGCCAAGTCCTGGCTGAACCCGAACAAGGAAGAGATCGACCGCGAGCACCATATCCTCGGCCGCGCCTACCACTGTCGGTTGATGGAGGGCGCGAGTGCCTTTGCGCTGCGTTTCGCCGTCCTGCCCGACAAGTCCGAGTTCAAGGACTTGCTCGTCACTGACGAGGATATCCGACAGGCGATCAAGGACGCTGGCGGCTGGCCGGTAAGCGGCAACAAGAACAAGCGCGTCGAGCAGCTTCTAGACCTCGACCCGTCGGCGAACGTCTGGGACATCATCGTCGGCGAGCACGCCATCGAGAACGGCGGCAAGGCCTTCATAACCGCCGAGCAATGGAAGCGGCTCGAAATCGCCGCCTACATGATCGACCGTGACCCGGAGCTGTCCAAAGCGTTTTCAGGCGGCCATCCGGAAGTGTCGCTGTTCTGGCACTGCCCGACCACCGGCGTTCCGATGAAGGCGCGGGTAGATTACCTCAAGCACCGGGCGATGATCGACCTGAAGAGCTTCGGCAACCAGCGCGAGCGGAGCATTGAGCGGGCCATCGCTTATGAGATCGCGGGCTACCACTACAACATCCAGCCCAGCGTCTATTTCGAAGGCGCGGCCGAAGTCCGCAAGATCGTCCAGCGGCACGGGGCATCGGCTGTGCACGGGCTCGAGGACCCGTCTTGGGCGCTCGAATGGGGCCAGCACTTGAAGCCCGACGAGTGGCTCTGGGTATTCCAGCAAAAGGGGCCGGCGCCCGTTACTCGCGGAGTTTGGTATCCGAGGGCCGGCACGACCAAAATGGTCACGGATGAAATCGTGGCCGTCCAGAAGCGCAAGTTTGCCCGCTGTGTCGAGAAGTTCGGCGCCGAGCCGTGGCTGGACATCGAGCCGATCTACAAGCTCGCCGATGAAGACATCCCCCCATTCGCAACGGAGATTTGAGCATGGCCACGCAAGCCGAAGATGTAGCCGACGCCCCGAAGCTGCCCGCCAAAGTGCCTGTGCAGTTAGAGGCTCAGGACGGCGTAAGGGCCATTCTGCCGACGAACCTGGACGAGGCTCAGCGCTACGCTGCGGGGATCATCCGGGCAGGCATCGTCCCCGAACCCTACAAGCACAAGCAGGACGTGGTGGAGGGCGAGCAGCTCATCCACCGGCGAGGCGATCCGAACGCGCCCTTGATTCTGATGGGCGTCTTGAAGGCGATGGAGATCGGAGCTCCGCCGCAGACAGGCCTCGCCGGCCTCTTGCCGATCAACGACCGCTGGGCAGTATGGGGAGACTTGGCCGTTGGCCTGGCGCAGTCGAAGGGGCTGGTAGCCAACCAGCAAAAGCGCTTTGTAGGCCCGTCCTTCGATCCTTCCACCCCGCTGGGAGAGTGGCCGGACGAATACGGTGTCGTTTACTCCATCTGGAGGCGCGGCCAGCCTGACCCGTATGTCGGCGAGTTCACCGTTCGCGATGCTCGGCGGGCCAACCTGTGGCTGAACACGCGCAAGCAGCCGTGGATTCAATACCCCAACCGGATGCTGTTCAACCGCGCCCGCGCTTTCGCGCTCCGCGACGGTTTCGCCGACACCCTTCAGGGCCTGGCCATAGCCGAAGAGGCGCTCGACTTCGCGCCTGAGCCGCACGCCGACGGCGGCATTCTCACCGTCGACAACTCAGCCCTTAATGACGGGCCGGTGACCGATGCTCAGAACAACACGGCTGAAGAGCTGCAGGGAGAGGCCGCGCCGCAATGAGGGGCGCATCCAGCACAAGCGGACGCGGCCAAGGGCCGGAGCCCCACCTACGGCGGCTGAGAAGCGCCACAGGGCACGCGTGGCGGCCATGCCGTGCATCGTGCCGGGGTGCGGGGGCCTGGCGACCGTCCATCATGTCACAGCGGGCATCTACGGCGGCAGGATCGCACGTTCGCACCGCCGGATCGTCCCGCTCTGCCGGCCGCACCACCAACACGACCACGGGCCGAAATGTGTCGAGCGCCTGTCGCACGCCGGATTCTGGCGCGTCCACGGCATCAACCTTCTCGCCGAAGCCGATCGCCTGTGGATCGAAAGCGAGACACTGGAAAGGTGACGCAGCATGAAGACCGAATACGGTATCCCTGTGCCTCGCGGAGTCCCGAAGGATTGGGCGGCGAGCTTGAATGCTGAACGCGGGTCCGTTCCTGACGCGGCGGTATTCGGTTCCGTCAGAATGGGGCGGGCCGACCAACTGCGTCACTTGGCGAGATCGCTTTCAGCGCCTCCGCTTGATCGTCGCCCACTATCCCAACGGTCGCTCTGCCACCGTTCGTATCGACGCCAACGGAAATCGGAAATGGACCGAATTCGGGGACATTGCGCATGACGATTCAAAGTGAGGATGGGCGTTCCGGCGCTGACGCGCCGTCGGGCTGCCAGCCTGAGGAGTGGCGGGATGTTGTCGGCTACGAGGGGCTTTACGAGGTCTCGAGCCTCGGAAGGGTCCGTTCCAGGTTCGCGGTCAACGGGCACTGTCTAAGCACGGCTGGCACCGACAAGGACGGCTATCCCGTCGTGTCGCTGAGCGCGCCAGATGGGCGGCATACGTTCACGCTACATCGCGTCGTTTGCCGCGCCTTCCACGGCGAGCCGACCGCGCTGCACAACGAGGTGGCGCACCTGGACGGGGTTCGGACCAATGCTCGCGCTGACAACCTCCAATGGGCCAGCAAGGTTGAAAACCACTTTCACATGCGCGCCCACGGGACTCATCCGGCAGGCGACCGCCATCCCAAGGCACGCCTGACTTGGGGCGACGTGCATGACATTAGGGCGCTGCCTGATCCCGTGAATAACGCCGCTGTCGGGCGCCGATACGGCGTCACGGCTGGCGCAATTTGGGATGTTCGCCGGGGAAGGACATGGCGCGCCCAACCTTCATCGGATGTGACCGAACTTAAGAGGGAAGGAGAGGGACAATGAACGCGAGAGAAGCTGCACAGACGCTTGATGGCAGCGATTACGGCAAGGAGGGGTCGGCGGGTCTGTTCGCGGAGATGAAGGCTGCCGGACTCGTCGCCGCGTTTGGGGCCAGCGACGACTTGATCGAGTTCCGGGGCGCCATTGACGACGAACAGGGCGCAGGTGAGCATAGCACACATTCGCTGGCCCGAAAGGGTCTTCTCAAAAGCGAGTGCGACTGCGACGACTGCCCCTACTACAAGAAAATCGAGGACGCTGCGCCGTTCATTGAGGCCATCTGGGATGATGGCGGTTTCTCGTGGCGCTATTGTTTGGTCGGCCCCGATGGATCGCCCATCGCGCACGAAAAATTCCTCGTCATGGAGGACGGCGACACCTATTGCGAGGGCATCGTCTTCGCGCTCGCGGACTTGCCGGAATGACCCGCGATAGCAACAGCGGCCCGCAGGGCGAAAACCCGGAGCGTAGCGGAGGGGTTGAGTGCGAAGCACCGCAGAGCGGCGGGAGCGAAGCGAGCGCATCGCCCAAACTTCAAACTCGCGAGAACATGCTTCTCAGCCTCGACCGCGAACAACTCCTTAACGAGTCCCGATCTCCTACCGAAGGAGTGAAAGAGCGGGCGAGGGAATTGCTGGCGGCTGAGTACGAGGCCGACGACGTCTTGCTCGGCTATGCCCATCACATTCGGCACGGTTCGGGAGGGTTTTTCGCGCCAGCAATTCGTGCCATAACTGCCGCCCTCTCACCCCCTATCCAGGATGAGCGACCGACAGCCTCTGGGCGCGTGCCTGCGGCACCGGGCTCTCGTGAACCGAGCCCTTCGGTCTCGGCCGCAAGCGGCTTCGATCCCTCGCGCGCGGTCGAAATCTTAGAAGACGCACTCCAAGAGGTCGCCGAACGGTACAGCCCAGAAGGTATGGGCACGGCGAACGCGTTAGCCGCAGTTGCTGTCGACGCTCTCGAAGAACTGGCCGAACTTCGCGCCCGCGATAGGGATCGAAGCGGCGAAGCCGATGAGACGCGTAGCGGCTCAGCCGAAGGCGAGAGCCCGGCCCGAAGGGATCGCCCAACCTCTAGCGTATCCGATAAGCCGGAAGGGGAAGCGCTGTGGGAGGCGCTGAAGAAAAACGACCGCAATCCTCACGGACCGACTTTGCACATTCTCAAGTCGCAATTTCTGGCGGTGGTTGCCTCTCTCCCCACCGATAAGACGGGAGGCGATCATGTCCGGTGACAAATACCCCCGTGAGGCGGTAAGCCTCGAAGCCCACTCGATCCCGACCATGCCCGGTAATCCCGAACTGCTGGCGTGCGTGTCGGAGCAATTCCGTTGCTATGAAACCTCGTCCTATTACGAAGAGCGCGTTCGGGACCTTGGTTCCAACTCAGCCTCCGAAGGCTTCGGACTGCTTTTTGACTACATCCACGATCCAGAGCGCACCGACAAAGAGCTTTCGGCTCTGTTCGGTCCGATGCGGCTATTAATGGGCCGTTGCCAAGACATTCAGTCCGTTCGGAGGGACGAGGCTTCTTCTACCGAGAGAGGTGGGCGATGATTGAGCTTGAACTGATCAGCGGTAGAGAAGGCCTCTGCCTTGCCATTAACGGATCTAGAGTCGCTGGACCAAAGCCCTGGGGCGGAGGAACGGTCACTCAAAAGTGGCAAGCAGACGCCGCCGTAATTCGCTCAGTTCTTCCCGACGCTGGAACGGGTGAGCCGCCATACCCGTCCGACGACTGGAGGGAGCAGGGGTACAAGTCGGCGGCAGATGAGATTGACGACATGGCGAGGGTCGGACGCGCCCTGGTCGAAGCCATCGCCAGTTGCGCGAAGTCGGGGCCGTTGAAGGGCTGGCACCCCATGGACTGCCCGAGCGAGATCGTCGCTGATCTCGTCAACCGCCTGGAAGAGGCTCAATCTCGCGCCACCCCGGCTCTACCGGAGGAGCGGGAGCCGGTGCTGCTGGTCTGCGGGTATTGTCGCGTCGAGCGGCCCGACCAGAAGGCCATGCGTCTGCACGTCATCGCGGCCCATGATAACGGCGGCTCCCCTGTAGGCGACGGGGAGCGGGCGGAAGCTCGGCAGGAGGAGGCCCGCATCGCTGCCGAATGGGTTGCCTCCTACAACCCCGCCCCATCTCTACCGGACGAGGGGGCGGAGAAATTTCGCAGCTTGCTCTATCGGCTTCGGGATTCTCAGATCGCCGTCGATCCGGACTACGTACAGGTGCCTCTCCGCTATCTCGCCGATGTGCTTGTCGCGGGCCACGATCTCGCCCCCATCCCCTCCCCAAACGGGCTGAGGGAAGCGGCAGAACGCGGGCTTGAGTGCGCCATTGAATATGCGAACGAGCTTGGAGGTGGCCCGGTCTTCGACAATGTAATGCGTGAGATCGGGCGCATCGAAGCCGCCCTCCGCGCTTCACCCAATGGAGGGGAGCGATGACGCACGAAGCCGGTCTTCTGGCGCGACTCGCGGCTCTTGCGGCAAAGGCGACAGCGCCTCCTTGGACCGTCTCCAAGGGGTCGCCCTTTTGCGACCTTCGCGCCAAAGAAACGCGTCGGGGGGAGCGCATAGACGGCCCGCTCGTCACCTTCCACCAGCATGGCGGCTCTGCCGCAGCTATGGAGGAACAGCAGGCCAATCGCGCGCTCATCGCCGAAGTCGTCAACAACCTGCCGGCCCTGCTCGCCGCCTCTTCCTATTCTCCTGTGGGGGTGTCGCGAGATGCTTAGGACGGCCTTCGGCAACCTGCTACCCTTGCTTCGCACCAAGCCAGCTACGCCGTCTTGGCCCTGCGGGAGGGTATCAGGCGTAGGGCGCGCGGCCCATGGCTAGAGAATACCCCTACCCGCCCCGGATGATGACCCGCGCCAGGGCAGCGCACTATTGCGACCTGCCCGAAGCCGAGTTCGAGCGCGAGGTCGCCGCAGGCACCTTGCCGCCGCCGATCCTGCTGGGTCGAAAGCCGCACTGGAGCCGCAAGGATCTGGACGAGCGGCTTGACATGCTGGCCGGCGGCGATGCTCCTGACTGGAGAGCGAATTCCAACTTCTACAGCAGGAAGAAGCGTGTCGCGTAAGCAACATACCCTGGAGCACGTCAAGCAGGTGAAGCGAGGCAATGTGACCTATCTCTATTTCAATACCGGAGAGAAGGTGGACAAGAGGCCCGTTTACGTCGCGCTGGGCCGCAAGGGCTCGCTCGAGGTGGGCACGCGCTACTCGGCGGCCCTGGCAGCACGCACACGCCGGGCTGGGCTTCCTTCGTCCCTGACGGTGCCGCAGCTCGTCCAGCGCTATGAGCGCAGCCCGGAGTTCACCCGCAAGAGCGTAGGGACGCAGCGAGCCTACAGCGTCTATCTCAACCGCTTGGCGAAAGAGTTCAACACGGCGCCGGCCGGCGCCTTCGCCGCGAGCGACATCTATGCGCTGCTGGACGAGATGGGGAACCGCCCGGCCGCAGTGCAAATGCTCCTCCTGGCAGGCGGGCAGATGTTCGCTTGGGCGCTCAAACGAAAATTCGTCATCCAGAATCCCTTCGACGGGATCGATCGCGAGGATTGGGAGGCGCGGCAATATGAGCCTTGGCCGGAGGCGGTCGTTGAGGAAGCGCTGGCGGACCCACGCTTGGAACTGGCCGTCGCCCTGCTCTACTTCACGGGCCAGCGCATCGGCGACTGTTGCAAGATGAAATGGGCCGACGTCGACGGCGACGAGATCCACGTCGTCCAGCAAAAGACGGGGAAGGAGCTTTTCATCCCGGTTCACTCCCGGCTGGCGGATATCCTCGCCCGGGCGCCTCGGGATGGCGATACGATCCTCGCCGACGTGCGAGGCTTCAAAGCGAAGGATCAGACGATCCGGGGGTGGATTGCCGCGTTCGGCGTGAAGAAGGGCATCAAGCTCGTCCCCCACGGGCTCCGTAAAAATGCGGTCAACGCGCTTTTGGAGGCCGGATGCACGGCGGCACAGGTGTCCTCGATCACCGGACAGTCGCTCCAGATGATCGAGCACTACGCCCGCAAACGCAACAACCGGCGGCTTGGCCGGGCCGCCATGGCTAAATGGGAACGGGCCGGAAACGGGGAAACGGCGGGGAAAACTTCGCAGGAAGGTGAGGAATAATGCGGCATTGCGTTTATAGCGCCGTTAGTTTAGCCTCCGCAGGAATGCTGGGGTTTCGCCCTTCGTTCCGGGAAAACGGCGCCCTTTGCAGCCAGCGACTTAGCGACCCTCAGGAAAACGAAGGAGGCCGAAAATGACGGCGAACATCCATCAAATGCTGATCGACGGGGTGCTCCGGCAATTCCCGGAGGCCAAGACTGCGGGGCTATGGAAGGCGCTGCGAGCTCACCCCGAGCTTGATTACGCGGCAGACCTCCTGGCAAACGACAAGGAGTGGGCGCAGGCCGTCAGGTTCGTTCCCGATGCTTGGCTGATAGACTCCGAAAACGGGCTCGTTGTGGTGTTCGAGGCCGTTCACTCCCATGAGGTGTCGGAAGACAAGTTCGCCCGAATGGTGGAGCTGTCCTGGGCGCTGGACGAAGACTATTTTAGGGTTCTGCTGGTCAGATGCGATGTGACCGGCCGGCGCGCCTACGATGTCCAGTGGACGGAACTGGCGATGATCCACGCCGGGCGCGAGATTGGCGATCACACGCTGTGGCAGCGCTACACGGCCGAGCACTGCTCGAGCCTCTTGCAAGACCTTCCCGAAGAAGCGGCGGCCCCGGTCGAGGCTGACTCCGAACTGGCAGACGCATGACGGCACATTCTGTTCTTGGGAGGTTCGCATGAGCGTGACAATCGACAGCCGCATCTACAAGGACTCGTTCTACGGCATCCTGAACGCCAACGGAGCTTTTTGGACGCCGCTAGCCTTCGACAGTCCAGCTAAGGCCGAAAAGCACCTTCGCGACTTCTTTAATCCCGCCGACTGTCAGTGGCAGGGCATGCGCAGCAAGTTCAGGATCGTGCCTGTCCGGATCCAGCTCACCGCGATCACTGAAGCTGACGAGGCCAAAGCAGCATGACTCCTTCCTCTGCCTTCGGAGGGCAGGCCGTTGTCCGTCCTAACGCGCGGCGGCGCCGGGTTAGTCCGTTCACATCAACGATTGGGCGGCTAGCAGAATGCGAAGCTCAGCTAATCAGCGCGCGGGCCGAGATCGAAATGCGCAGCCTCTTCCTGGATGCTGTCTTTGAAGAGGTTCAGCCAAGCGTCGAGCAGATCATCAAATGGGCTACGCGGGTAGGTGAATTGAGGCGGGAGGCCGCCGCGTCAGTCGACACTCGTCCGAAGGACGGAGACGCGAAGCAGGCTCCATCGCCGAAGGCGACGACAGCGCGGTGGCGAAGCCAGACGCCAAACCTCTAGCGGAGGGAGAGTAGATGAAGACAATGCGCGAGAGATTGGCGAGCCGAATTTGCTGCCCGAGCGGGCTTTGCGAGAACGCTGATCAGCAATACGCCGTCTGCCAAGCTCATACCTACCTGAGGACCGCCGATGCCATCCTGGACGAGCTGCGTGATCCGGATAAGGGGATGCTTGAAGCTGGGGGAGCCTACGAGATCGGGCTCAACGGCTGGCAAGCCATGATCAAGGCCGCCCGTCAGCCCTCTATAGAGACTGTGGAAAAATGAAGGTTGGGCGATTTCGCTTCGCGAACCGTCGCTGGTCGGGCTTCGCCCCGAGCCGCTCAGCTTCTCCCTCGGCCCTGCTTTCGTGCGTGTCCATCCACGCCGCCGCAGCCTCGTGCCAGACCTACCCCGATCTGCATCGGCTCAGACTAGCAAAGGCGTAGCTACCACGAAAGCGCTATGCGCGCAAGGTCGGATATGGTAGGCAGGGGGATGGATCGTCGACAGATTGCGCTGCGTCTCGGGCTCCTTTTGATGGCGCTCTCAGGCGCGGCCGGGATGGGGGCAATGTTCTACAGCGCCGGCCTCCAGTCTGCGTATCAGGCGGCTGGTGGCACGGACGTTTTACCGGCCGCGGCCTTTTACCTGAGGCTCGCATGGATCGGCCTCGGGACATGCGCCTACTCGGCGATCCTCATTGGCATCTATGTTGTGCGGCACTTGCGATAGTGGCCGCCGGGCGCAGCCCTGAGACCACTTGCGGACTCGGCCCGAAGGGCGGCAGAGCGGCGGCGAAGCCGCATCGCCCGACTTATGAAGCTTACGAAACTTACGCAATAACTCGATAAGTTGGCGGGCACACGCTATAGGGGAAGGTATGGACGACATCCGAATCAGCGAAATCAGTTTCGCCATCGAAGTGCCAGACGTTGAAGCGCCGCTCGCGCTGGTCAAGGCCGCACGCGAAGAGATCGACCGTCTCCTCTATGCTGAGGTTCTGGGCGCACCCGCCAATCACCGATCGGCGCCTACGAGCTTTCCGTTAAGGCAGCCCCGGCAAGCCGCTTCGCGTCTTGTCCCTCCGGGTGACGATCCTCGCGCGGCGCCTTGCGCCATAGGCGGTCTTCGGCTATCAAAGGTACGTGAGGGCGCGCGCCGGGGGCCATAACCCCGTCGCAGTCCCGGCCGCCAGCGGCCCCGGATGCTGGTAACATTCGGAACCGGCCGCTGGCGCCTAACCCCTCGCCTTGTGAGCCGCTAGCCCGCGCTTCCGCCGTCGTGAGTCATGGCCTCGCCTTCCCCGCTTCCTGCATCCCCTGCCCGGCCTTCTTGCGAGCTGCCACGCCAGCCTCGAGGGCGACGTTCAGCTCTTCCGCAGTCGCGCCGCCCACAGACTTGCCGAGGCGTCCGACGATGCCCCGCAAGGCCTCTTCGTTCGTTGCCGCCGTCTTGACGAGGTTCAAGGCGAAGAGGGCGATTTCCCTTACCTGGCTCATTTCGAAGATCCTCTCAGGACAGCGGTTGAAATCATTCGGGTGAGCGTGGCATTGTACGCTCCGGCCTTGGCGAGGTTCTCGGCATAGGCCACGGCGTTGTTGGACTTCCTCGCGAGGCCGGCCATGTCGAGATGATGCTCGATCCGGCAGCGAAGGGCGAGCGCGGACCCGCCCTCGTCGGTAATGACTGCCAATGATGGCTCCGCGGTCACCATGTCGCAGAAGTTCTCGCGCGCCGTATCCGCGTCCTGAGACCTCGGAAGCGCGCCGGTCTGGAAAGCCATCGTGCCGGCCAGGAACGTGGTCTCCGCGAGGCTGTTGGCGCCGATGAGGAGGCGTTCGTCAATGGTCGTGGATGAAGCGGCGATCGGCCTCGCGCTGAGGAACAGCCCCGCCAGTCCCGCGCCCGTCGACGCTATCTCCCCAGCCCCACACCCCCCGAGCAACAGGGGAACGAATAGCGCAGTGAATCTCTTCTTCATCTCGTCTCTCCTCGTTGAAGATTTGGGCGCGTGTATCCGGCTCTCGCCCTTCGGGCCGAGCCCGTTCCGGTCTCGTCGCTTCGCGCTTCGATCCGGCGCGCGGCGACTTGCAAAGAGGCCCGCGCTATGCTACGCACCGCCTTGGTTGCGGCGCTACCGGCTGGAGCGCAGTTCGAGTCTGCGGGGGCAATCGAGGTTGCTCCGCATGGGCCTCGGCGGTTCGAATCCGCCCGCCGCACATATGGGTAGTCGCCGGGACCGGGTGACGGAAATGCGGGGACGCCTCCTCGTGCCAAACCTTCCGCTCCCCCGTCGTCTAGCGGTAGGACTACGGCCTTTGAAGCCGTCAACCGTGGTTCGAGTCCACGCGGGGGAACCATCCGGGCCGAAGGCATCGCCCTATCCACGCGCCGCCTTTAACTGCGCCAGAAACAGCCGAGCTCTCTTCCGGTAAAGCTGCCACCTCGGTCCTCTCCGCCCCGGATCGACTCCCCCTTTGGCGCGGCTGATCTCGTCAAAAGCTGGGACGGATTCGACCGCGGTGACCTGATCCGGATCACGCCTCTCTTCGACGCAGATGGCCCGACAGACGGCTTCGAGACGCGGGTCAGTCACAGGAGTTTCCGCCCTTGACGGCCTCCTCGGCCATCAGAGTCAGTTCGGAAAACACGTCCTCCGCATTGCTCGCCACACCGGCTTGAGATCCCTGATGGATAACGTCGGCAAGAGACGGGGCTTCCTCGAGAAAGCGTTCGGCGAAAGCGCGAGGTGTGATCATGGCCGTTCCTTCACATTTGCTGGGTCGCTGGGCTCGTTCGCCACCCGCACGTCGAGCGGTTCGCCGGCTTTTTCGCCCACCCGAAGCGCGTCCGTTACCGCCGTTGCCATCAGGCCGGTGTTGTCGGCTCGCTTGGCGTCCAGCGCGTCCTGCCCAACCTTGCTGACGAAGTAGAAGCCGAGCGCCAGCGTTGCCATGCCGCTGAGCTGTCCGACCATGTAGACGACAAGTTCCTTGTTCTCCGCCGGGATGACCTTGAACACGAACATCGGCAGCGTCGAGATGAAGGCCCCCACGAGCAGGAAGGCGAGCAGGTTCCGGACCCGCTCGATCTCGTCAATCGGGGTGCGGGGCTCGGTCAATTCGCGGCCCCTCCGAAGCTATTGTAGAGGGTGATCGCCGCGATGATCGCTCCAATGATTATGACGATCATGCTGGTATTGGAGCGGAGGTCGACGCGCCCGTCATTCTTGCCCTGACCCTCGGACATATTCCGGCTCAGCGCCTCGATCGTCGCGGCCATCCGGGCAAGCTGCGGATCGCGTTCGGCGCTCTTGCCGCTGCCCTCATAGCTGGCGCGTTCGAGCTGGGCGATGCGCTCGGCCAGCGGCGTGTAGATGGCGGCTGCGGCCTTTGCCGCAGCGTCGGCGGTCGTGGCTACCAGATCGCGTAGCGTCGACGCCGAGACCGACACTTGCATCGCCAGCGCCGACGCGGCCGCCGCAGCCCTTTCTCTGTCCAGCGCGGCTGCTGCCACATCGACATCGCGGATCGCGTCGAGACGCTGGGATTCCTTCTCGTCAAGCTCGCGGGCGTGCGCGGCGCGAAGATCTCCTATTTCCTTCGCGTGGGCGTGCTTGGTATCGCTAAGCTTCTCGGCTGCCTCAAGCGCCTGATCCACTCGGCGCCCTTCGGCCGCAACGAGATCGAGGACGTTCTTGGTCGGATCGACGGCCGGATTCCCCTGCGGATCGACCCCCTCCCCGGGTCGCGGCTCAGCCACTCCGCCCTCCCCTTGCAAGTCGGTCGTGCTGCTTCAACAGTGAGTCGAGAACTGGCGTGCGATGCTCCGGCGGAATGGCGCGCCCGACCTCAAGCTGATATGCGATGAACTGGCGCTCGATCCCGTCGAGCTTCTTGCTCTGCTTTCGGTAGTTTTCATCTCTTTCGCGGCCGGCCTCGCGCATCCTTTGCAGCTCCCCTTCGCAGCGTTCATGCGCTTCCCGCTGCGCCGTTATGTCGCGCACAAGATTGTCGATCACGAACTGCAAGTTCGTCCGGCCATCCGCGCTGATCTCAAGCTGAAAGTCCTGGTCGCGGGCCTTTTCCGCGAGCTTCAGGCGCCGGTTGTCGACATAGAGCTTGACGGCGATGCCGAGAATGCCAGCGATAAAGCCGGTCGTCATCCATGGCCTGATCAACTCAAGCGCGTTTCCCCAATCCATTATTTCGCCTCCCCTTCCCGAGCAGCATTCGGTTGAGGAGGACGCCGACGAAAACGAAGCCTGAAACGGCCAGTACGATACCCATGAGCAATCCCCACGCCCAAGGTTAAGAAACACTCCACGGCGAAACAGATGTTCGTCCCCACGACGAAGACGAATATCTGATATCGCGACGGGTCGGCGCCGGCCGCCGCGAAGTTCACGGTGATCCCGATGGAGGCGAGATTGACGGCCACCAAAGCAATCAGGAGGCGATAGCCCGTCGCCCCCCAAGCACAGTAGGCGGCCAGCGCCACCAGGACCTCGATCAGCGTGTAAGGGCCTGAATGGGCGGTGATCGGCACGGTGAAATAGAGGATGTTGGTCACGACGTAGCCAGCCGCCAGCATCCAGCCGATCCAGCGCAGATCCTCATCCTTCCACGTCGCCCAGACGGCCAGCGCGGCAAGGGCGCCGTAGAAGACGAGAGCGAGCATCATCCTTCGGGGTCCTTGGGCCGGCCGCCGCCGAAGGTCGTCACATCGTCATCAGACAGGCCTAGCAAGTCCTTGTGCCTCACCATCAGCTCGGCAAGCAGGTTGTGGAGATTGCGGACGTTGCGGCGCGACGGGTCCGCCTCGGCATTGTTGAGGGCGTCGCGAATGCTCTGGATGTCACTTTGAACCGACATGTTCATTCTCCTTATGGATCAATCGCTCCGTAGAGATTCCATACGCCGGGCTCTCCAGCGGTCACACATACCCAGCCGATCTTGCCTCCGGCAACGGGCACAGTATTGTAAACGATTTCTCCGACAGCATGATAACCGCTAGTTGGCGCCGCTGCCGCACGACTGATTGACCTTGCGGCAGCACCGGTGCCGAGAAAGATTTCCGAAACCACAACCTTGCCCGCTTGAGCGGTAGACCTCCCCCCGGTGAAGGCCGTATTCGTCCCCGTGAAGGTGATAAATGCGCCGGATACCCCAAGCTCGAACTTCGTGTCGACGTCCTGGTTTCCGTAGAAGGCGTCCGGGTGCAGCGTCGGATGACTGAGGGTCAGCCACCCACCGGCGCCGAGATCGCCCCCGAACTTGGCCGTCAGGAACTCTCCGTTGTAGTAGCGCTTTTCGGCGAGGAAGCCGCCCGGATTCAGGATGGCGCCGTTTCGGCCCTTAATCTGGGCACTGGCGCTCCACTGGCTGACAGCGGCTTGCCCACCGATCGATAACTGCGGGCTTCGAACCTGGGCTGGGGGCTGTCCGTCCTCGCCGTAGCAAGCCTCCCAAACGCTGTCCGCGACGGCGCTGTTGCCGCCGTAGCTCCCGCCGTTCTTCCACGTCATTCCACTGACCCACAGCGGTATCCCGTCGATCGGGCCGGTACCGAAGTAGAAGGGCACCCACACCGCCTGATTAGTGCCGGGGGTTGTGGTTGATGCCGCGACTGTCTGCCCGATGGCGGTATGATACCAGCAATATAGGGACGTTCCGGCATAGGCCCATTTATAGCCGTCGGCCTCCGTGACTCCATCCGTGTCCGTGTGGGTAGGCGCGTTGGCGGTGTTCCCGGCCCCGGCCTTCTGGAGGAGATAGAGCTTGCTCGCGTTCGTCCGGTACTGGCCGCCGGGGTTGACGACGGCATAGGCGGTCCCCGTCACCCAGGCGGGCCATGGAACGGCGCAGGCGGCGCCAACCGCGCCCATCTTATGCCCCTCGTAAATAAACCCAAGCCCATTTCCCGCAGAATGATGGCCGATATGGCTGTTGCTGAGAAAGGCGTCGTCATAAATTCCAAATCCGCCGTTGGAGTACACGTCGCAACCGTAGGTGGAAATGACGTTGGCATCGCCGTTCAGGAGATGGATGCCGTTTCCACCGTTGCCGCCGCACTGGCAGAAAAGGATGCGCGCGCTGTTCGCGTTGTTGGGATGAAGTCCGGACGAAGCACCGAAGCCGGTTATGCTCTCGATCCGGATCCCGTCGCCGGGAAAGGCGTTGAAGGTGCAGCGGATAACGTCGCCGCGGATAACGGCATGGAGGCCATGATGTCCGGTCCCGGCCGCCGCCCGGCTGTTGCAGGCGATGTTCTCGAGCCGCCATCCCGAGGCGGTGGTCGTCGCCGCGCCGAGTATCCCATCGTGATCGGTCCAGGGGCCGTGAAACTCGAACCCGCCCAAGTCGAAGTCGAACGTGGTCGCATAACCGGCACGCTGGGAATTGGACTGCCCCTCGAGCCACAGCGCGCATTTGACAACCCATGGCTCGGCAAAGCGGAAATGGCCGGCCGGGGCGGTGACTCGGATCGCGGGATTGCCGCCAGAGGCAGGCGTCGGGTTGTTGGCGAGGAGAAAGGCGAGGAGTCCGTCTACGGCGTCGCTGTTGGACTCCGCCAGCGCATCATCGTCGCCGGCCACGATCCCGAAGTCGGTTATGTCGACCGTTTGGCCGGCGGTGCCCGTGCCGGTGTTGTACGGATCGATATCGTCTATTGTGCTGCTGTCTTCGTCCTCCAGGACGGCGCGGTAGGTGACGGTCGGATCCAGGTAGATCGGCACGAACTTGCCGCTGCTGTTCGCCGTGACGACCGCGCCCAACTCCGTCTCGAGCTCGAAATCGGCGTAGACCGACTCCGGCGAAGAGGTTCCCGTGCGATAGAAATTCCACGTCGCCCCGCTAATCGGGTTGCCGTTGCTGTCGAGCGCGGGCGTGAGCGCGGGGATGAAAAGGCTCAATTGCGCCTCCATTGCGGGATTGGTAAGAAGGGTCGATGACACCGAAACAGCGGGCTTTGTTGGCGGGCGGAGTGGCCGGAGTGGCTGTCGCTGCCTTCCGGCTGCGTGGCGATGTGGCTTTCGATGTCGGCGTTTTGATCGGTGGTGCGCTGGGTGGGATGGCCCTGGCCTATTTGATATCGCTGGCCGTCGGCTGGCTTAGGTGAGGGAGTTCTTTTCCCCGCTGCGGCGCCCGATATTCTGGATTCTTCTGCCTGTGGGGTGGTATTTCCTGCCGAATCTATTCATCTTCCTTAGCGGCAGCCGAGGTGGTTGGTGAGGCGCTGAATGCGCTTTCCAGCCGAGCCTGGAGCGCGGTGATCTGGTTTGCCAGCGCAGGGTTGCGCGCCGCTGCCACACTCAGCGATCGAACCGCCGACTGACCTTCGCTAGGCGTCTTAGCGCTTCCGATACGAGCCAGAGCCCTAGCCACAGACGGAGATGCCAAGAGGCTGCCCGCAGCGTATTGCGTCCCCAAGGCCGCCGCCAGAGGGACAATGCCAGCAAACGCCGACGTCACGGTAAGGCCGGTCATGCCGACGCTCCCCGTATTGGACCTGTTCGCATACCGCCCGGCGCGCTTCACCTCACTCGAAATGCGCGCCAGCTTATCGATCGCCTCGCGTCCCTCGCCGGTGAAAAGAGCGTTGCGCGCAGTACGCTCCATGTCGTTCCAGCGAGTGAGGAACCCATCGAAGGTGAAAGCCCCCCCGACGTCATCCTGAGCGCCGCTGGAAGCCTTACCCAGAGCGTTGATGAGGGTTGCCCGGACTGTGCCGGCCTCTTCCTCCGGAAGCGCCTGGACAAAGCCGCGCAGCCGTTCACCATTGCCCTTTGCGGCAGCTTGAAGCGCTCTGAACACTTCCTCGCCGGACCTCTCACCCTTTTTGCCGACGATGGGCATAAGGAAGTTGTCGAGCGCGTCCACCCGCGCCGCCCATGCTGCATCCGCTTGCCGGTAAATGTCTGCGGCCTCGCTTTTGCCCAAAGCCGTCAAGGAGTCGGCGATGTCGTCGCTGGCGCTCTGGACGATCTCGTTAACCCGCCGCTCGATGTCGGAACCGCGAAGGCCGTCCTTGAAGAACTTGTCCCTAAGCTGGGTTCGCATTCCGCGGATGCCCTGGACCGTTACTCCGTCCGGAAACCGAGTGGTCAATTCGTCCCGAAGGGCCTGCAAATATTTTGCGCCTTCCGTTCCGCCTGGAATGCTGTTCAGGTCGGCCAAATTGTCGTCTATAGTCGCAAGGGCTTTGACCGGAACTACGCGCGCGTCGGCAGCGACGTTGGCGGCGCGGTCATAAAGTCTGCTGATGTCAGTGCGACTGGCGGAGCGGTACTTGAGCGCGCCCCGCACCGCCGCTTGGCCTGCAGCTTCGGAATTGAGAATGGCCCCCTCCGCACCGGCTATCGTGCGCAGCGCTCGGGAACCCCCCTCGGTCATGCGTTCGACGGCTCGAGCTACGGGGTAGGCTCCGCCTGGCGTCTGGGCTGCCGCTGCCGTAGCGAGGCGCGTTGTCGGGCCTCCGGTGACAACCGGCATGATGTCGATCTTCAAAGCGGCTGCGTCATCGGCCACTTGGCGCCGGGATGTCCGTGGCGGGGGCGTTGGACGCGGAGCAATCGGCACTTTCCCGACGGCGCGCTCCGCCAATCCAGCAAGGGCGCTTTGGGGGGCGCCTAGGACCCCTCCCGTGAATTGTGAGGCTATACGCGCTGCCTTTCCGGCGCCGTCTTGAGGAGTCGGAGCGATTTTCTCGATCACTCCGCCGATGGTGCCAGGATTGCGCCACTGCTCGGCGGCCCACCGGGCGTTTTCTTCCACACCGGTTGCCCCCAGAGCGCTGGCAACGCCCGCCACTCCTTCGGCTCCCAGCGAGAGTGTCCCGCTCAAGGCATTCGTGAACGCGTCCGGGATGGCGGCCATGCCCTGGCCTATCCCCGCGACCGTGTTAATCGAGGCGTCGCCTAATTGGCTCAGCAGACTCGGTGTGCCTGAGGCGCTCGGGGCGTCCCCAACGACTTTCGCGTCCTTGCGGCCGATCGCCTGCCGAAGCTCGACAGGATCAAAGGTCAGGTTCAACTCCTGGCCGTAGCGAGCCACGTCTTCGTAGGACGCTCCGCTGCGGATTTTCTCTTGAAACAAACGGTTGCGCTGCTCGAACGGCAGCGATGGGAGGCTGACTTCCTTCGCCCCAGGGCCAGAGCCCATTTTTAGCCCTTCGATGGTCTCCGCGCGCAGGCGCTTCTTGGCCTCAAGGGTGGCAGGGTCATCGCCCGACTGCGGGAAATAGGTCCGATATGCGGATGCAAACTCTTCCGGCGGGATAGCGGCGCCAGACTCATAGCGCAGGGCGGCGGTGATAAATCCGCGCGCGTTGGCATCTGCCGCCTGCCTCTCGGCAGAGGTAATGTAGCTTTCATAGTCGTCCGGAACGATGGCCCGGCCGATAGTCAGAGAAAGCGGGGGCGCGCCGACGCCGGTTTGCTCATAGGCTTGATTCGCCTTTGCGGCGCGGCTGTAGAAGCCTGTCGCCTTGCTCTGCTCTACCCCGAGGGCGCCGGTCGGGTCGGCCGCCTTCCTCTCCAACGCCTGAAGCTCAAGCTCGGCCTTCCGGGCGTCTGCCTCGGCCTTCCTGGCGTCTGCCGGCGCATTCCCCAAAGCAGCACGGTCGCGAGCAAGGCCCACCTCGTCGCGCTCCGCTACGATAGGCCGAACAGGAGCGGGGGCAGGCTGACGGGGCGCTACAACCTGCCGAAGAGGCGGAGGCGCGGCGGCTTCAGGAGTGTCAACGACAATCTGCCCGCCGACAATCCGCCCCATTTCTCCATTCGGACCGCGAACGCGCTTGCCCTCAAGCTCCTGAAGCATCAGCGTCCTCTCATTCTGGCTAGAACCTGATCGGCATAGCGACGGGTTTTTGGCCCCCACAGTTGCTGATCCGGCCCGCCATGGTAGTACATCAGCGCCTTGCGTGGGTCGCCACCGTGGCGCTCAAGACCTTCCCGCAGATAAGCTTCGCCGATCGCTCGCTGGTAGCTGGCAGCGGCTTCGTCCGTTCCGCGCATCAGGTCGGGCCGCCACGGCAGGCCCAGCTTTTGCGCCATCTCCTTGCCTGTCCCGTCTTGAACCTGCATCAGCCCGAAGGCCTGCCCGTAGGGCGTCTGCGGCCCGGCAACCCCTGCCCTGCCGCCGCTCTCCTGCTGAAGCACGGCGGCCGACAGATCAGGGAAAGGTGCCCGAGCCGGCCGGGCTCGGACCTCCTTCTTCATCATCGATCACTTCCCAACCGGGCGGCAAGGCGCCTTGAACGACCCGCGCCGCTGGTACGGCCCCCGCACCCCCGCGACCAATGCCGATGCGATCCTGCACATGAATGCCCCCGGCCCCGGATACGACCTTCGGGTAGGGAGACTCGAAAAGCGCTTCGCCGGTCGCCTTGTCTATCGCCACGCCGTCGATGACGACGATATCCCGCGCCCCGGCCTTCTTCCCAAGCGCGATGTCCGCCTGCAAATTGGCGTCGGATGGATCGTAGCCCGCGATCACATTTTCGGGGATGCCTCGCGCGATCAGGCGCGGCGCGATTGAGGCCAGGAACGGCTTGCGCTCCTCATAAGGCATTTCCGCGAGCTGGCGATAGATAGGCGTCAGGACGGTCGCTGTCTCTCCCAACTGCTTGCGCTGGTCGTCCGACATCTCCCCGAGCTGCTTGGCGTAGTCCATATCGCCGACGGTCAGGGCCGCCGTTCGGGCTCCGGCCAAATCTCCTCGCGCGGCCTGTTGCCCGATCGTCCGGCGGGAGGTGATCTGCTCGCGCTCCAGAGCGGCTCGCTGAACGCGCATCCCCAGCTCCGGATTGACCGCCGTCAGGCCCGCCAGTGCGCTTTGGTTCGTCGGATCTCGCGCGAAGGCCGCCAAGGCGCTGTCCTGCCTGCCCTGGATGCGCAAGGCCCGCCCGTGCTGCATTCCTTCGCTGAAGCGCGCGCCGACGTCGACGGGAGGGCCGAGCAATTCCCACCGGATATTCATTCGGCGCCCTCCAACTCGGCGAGCCTTGCCTTCAATGCGGCGACATTCGAGGCAAAGCCGAGTTTCCCTTGCCGGGCCTTGATCTTCGCCTTGAGGACGGCGATTTCCTCGGCCATCAGGTCCGCCATGCTGGAAGCATCCCGCCGTAAGGCAGGGCCGTTGCGCCTCCGCCGATTCCGCCGCCGTAGCTGCTGCCGAAGGTGCCAGCGAGGTTGCCCAGCGCGCCCGCGATACCTCCCCACATCTGGCCGTTCGCCTGTCCTCCGATCAATGCCGCGTTCGCCGCCGCGCTCGCTCCGGAATTGTTGTTGGCGGTGACGTTGTTGACCATGTTCTGCCCGACCCCCGCGAGAGCCGAGGCGCCGGCCATGCCCATGTTCTGCTGTCCGGAGAGGAGGGCCATGTAATTGCCAAGCTCGTTCGAGGCGAAGTTCTGGGCGTAGTTGTTGATGCCCTTCATCGCCGCGCCGCTCTCGAGAAGCCCCCGAGCCGCGTAGTTCCGGTTCAGCGCGCCCATCCCTTCGTTCAGGCGGAACTGATAGTTGGTCGAATTGCGGAACTGATCCCACGGGTTAACCGGGGGGGCGGTCACCCCGCCCGGCTGCATCGCCATCTGAGGGGCCTGGATTGCCGGGTTCTGCTCTGCCCAGACTTCTTCGGCGGTCCTGCCGTAGTGGCCCGGCTGGTCCCACGGGTAGAAGCCTTCCGGCATAGCGCCTCCCATCGAAGAGGCGGGCGTGCCGAGGCCGTAGAGCGCGCTGGCGGGGGTAGAGGACGCAGGCTGCCCCGGAGCGGCTGGGGAGCCCAGCAGGAGGCCGTTGAGGGCATTGGAGGCCGCCAGCCCGTTGTTCATGAAGGGGGAGAGGTTGGCGGTGTTCTTGCCGTATATCTCGCGCGTCAGGGCGTTGTTCGCCGCCGTGTTATCCGCGGCGATCCCAGCCGCCTTCTTCGCCGCCTTCTTGTTCGAAGACGCGCCGAGGATGGAGCCGCCAATCGTGGCTGCGGCGCCGATGAGAGCTCCGATCATAGACGACACTCCAAAATCACGGCTCAATGCCCCCATAGCCAGGCGGCCGGGCGTAGCCCCCGCTCTGCGTACCGACCGCCGGGATCTCCACCGCTCCCACATTGTGGACATCGCCAATCTGCGCCGCGTCCGCCTCGGCGGTGGAATATTGGTAGGTGACGGCGCCCCCTGCCCTCGTCGGGTCGGAATAGTAGATGTAGACGATGATCCCCGGCGCCGCGCCCGTTGCGATCGTGTCTCCGGTCACCGCGACGACCGTCCCATCTCCATAATGCCTGTCGTGGTTCGCTATGGTGACGAGTCCGGTATTGTCGGCGCTCACGACGGGGGGCGTGAAATTCTCCACGAAGCTGGTCGAAAGCGCGCTTCCTGACGTAATCTCTTCGGCAGCGGTGTTCGCGGCTTCAGCGGCGTCATTGGCCGCGTCGGCGGCGGCTTGGGCGTTCTGTATCGCCTCAATCGCTTCGTCCTGCCGCGCCTCGTTCGCCTCAATCGCCTCGGCTATCTGCTGCCACCAGAACTGGAACTCGTCTGGCGTGTATTTCGGCGGAAGTCGGGGAAGCTGAAGGCTCACCTTGCCCTCCCCCCGCCCGGCTCGTTGACCTTCACGCTGCTGACCCTCAACGGAACCGGATCAGAGCATCGGAACCCGAAAACCGCTACAGGAGCATCGAACATGCCCAAGGCGCGATAGCGGGTGCGGGTGCGATATTCTCCCTGCCGTCCCAGAGAAGCTGAACGATAATGCCCCCAGGTCGCGCCGCTGTCCCTCGATGAGCGCATTTCCAGCACCGGGTCGGAGCCTTGCCCAGCCAGCTCGTCAGTCCAGCCGCTGTTCGACTCAACCTCGAGATTGTCGACGTGGATGGCGCCCTTGACCGGGAAGGCGCCCGTGAACTCCCGTACAAGGGGTTCAGTCCCGTCCAGAAAGCCGCCGAGCCCCCAAAGCTGCCCCGTGCTATCGTCGCCCAGGATGACCGTTCGCCGCTGCGTCGCGGCGCAACTGGCGCGGAAATTGTCCTGCCCGTAGGTGGCAAGCTCGCACCATTGCTTGGTGGCCGCGTCGAAGGCCCAGGTGCCTTGATCCAGACGCAGGCAGAAGAAGTTATGCCCCTCGTAAACGAACCCCCAGCAGGAGACCGAATTTGACCCCTCTATCCGCTCCTCGATGCCGTGATCCGAAATCCGCTCGGGAACCTCGGCGATGCGGTAGACGATCCCGTCGTGGCCGACGAAGGTAAGGCTGTTGTCCTGTTCCACCGCGCAACCGGTTGCGATCACCCCCTTTCGGTAGAGCCGCTGCTGGATGCGGCTGAAGGGTATCTCGGCGGCACCGGTGGCCGCCCAGACTTCGATGCTGGCCTGCCCCATCAGATAGAGGCTGTCCCCGACCGCCTTGACGTCTCTCAGTTCGTCGGGCGCGTTCTCGGCCGAAGCAAAGTCGAGCACATCCCAGGAGCGGCTGTCGCGGACGGCTGACCAGAAGAAGCGATGCGAGCCCGCTTCAAGGGCAATGAACAGGCCAGCGAGATAAGCAACCGCAGTCACCTCGTTGCTGAACAGGCCGGTGAAGCCGGAATTTACCAGATCCGTTCCGTCATAGCTGTAGGACGTCGATCCGCGAGCGATCAGCAATTCGTCCGCCGACGCTGCCCAGGACACCGGCCCTGATCCAGTTAACGCCCCGATCTGATCTCCCTCGCGATAGAGCGTGTTTCCGAGGATCGCGAACAGGTCGCCGCCGAACGATCCATCCTGGCAGAACAACCCTACTACCGGCCCGGCGCCCCAATTCGCGACTTCCTGAAGGCCCGGCCGCGAGAGGAGCGTTACCCCCGCCTCAGCCGAGGGTGTTTGCTCCACGAACAGATTGACCAGCTTGAACTCGGGCAGGTTGCCGTTGTCGCGCTTGTAGGCCCCGACACCATAGCGGATTGCTGGCATTCAATCCCCTTTCGTGCTACGCAGAGCCTTGGTTGCGGACGGCCTTGAAATCGCAGGTAGGGGGCCGCCCTGAGCGGCATCTGGTAAGCCGGGTTAGCGTCCGGCCCGCAACCAAACTACCCGTAAGCGCAATATTCAGAGGGGCCGAAAAAGTAGCTGTCGGGCCGGTCGCTATCCAATAGCTGCTGGTAAAGGGCTTCGGCCCGCTGCTTCACGTCCGCCACAGTGCCAGGGTCGATCCGAGTGGCGCCGAACATGCCCGCGATTCTCGCGGCGAGCCCAAGATAGACCGCTTCATGCCACTCCTGAAGGATGTCGAGCGTCTCGCCTGCGTTCGTCACCGTCTCGGCCGTGCGCGAATAGTCGATCTTGAGGGTGACTGAGGCGGCTGGGACAGGCCACAGGTGCAGGACATCCCCGCCAGCCTGTTGGGAGACGTAATAGATCGTCGGCGCACCCACCGCGTCCTTGTTCGGCAGGGACAAGTATTGGCTGCGCTGCCAGGGGTAAAGCAGGCGCTCCTGGGTTGCGGAAACGACCAGCCGGACACCCGAGATGTCGCGGATTTCAGGGGGAAGGGCTCCCGACGCCTCGCCCCCGACCGTCGTCACCTCGCCGGTCGCCTCGCGGAAGAGGTTGGCCTTGGTCGACCAGCTTTTCAGCATCGCGTTCAGTCGAACGATGCAGTCAGCTAACTCCGACGCCTCCGGCTCCTCGCCCGAGCTCAGCACACCAAGCTCCTGCATCGCGTGCTTCACGAAGTCGCGGGCCGTCAGCTCCCATGCGGTCTCGCCGGAGGTCGTCATAGGTCGCTGCCTCCCTTGTCGCCTTCGGCCCGGTAGATGACCGGCGTTTCCGGCGCCGCGCCGCGCACGGGAAGCCCCTCAGGCCCGACGCGGGGCGGACGGGTGTCGGGCGGGCGCGGGTCCCTGCATGTGTCCCTGCACACCTTCAGCCCCGTCCACTCCGTGCAGAGCTTCGTCAGGCGCCGCTTGAAGCCACAGCGGGCACATTCGCCGTAGGGTCCGCCGCGCATCATCCGCCTTGCCATTCGAACATTTCGTGGAAGACGTCGCGAGCGCCTTCATTGGCGATCAGGTCTCTGCGCACAACCTCTGCGATGAACGATGGCAATAGCGCGCGAGGAATCGCGCCTTTGGCGGTGGTGTCGTAGCGATATCCGACGCTGGTCGCACCGTCGCCATAGAGCCCGAGCAAGACGTAGCCTACAAGCGGACTGTCTTCTGTCGCTAGATCGGCGACCTTGCGAGCGTTGCGAACGACCGCCCCGCGCCAGTCGTCTCCGCCGTCCGGCCCGGGCTGGCTTCTCAGGACCCGAACCTCGGCTCCGCCCTGCTTCAGGCGAACCTTTCGCAGCCGGACGGCGAACTCGATCATCCCCGTTACGCCGGATCAGCCGCCGTCAGGCCGCCGCTGGTCGAGTTGTAGTTCCCGCCCCACTCATCGTCCGTCCCGGCCTTGTAGCCTCCGGAGATGCTGTACGTGCCGGAGAAGTGGTTGCCGTACAGGCAGTTATTCGCCCCGCCGGTGAGGTCGATGCTCATGGTCGTGAACTTGCCGAAATTGTTGTTCCGGATCGTGCTCTGCGTGAACCCGGAATCGACATGGTTCGTGTTCGCCATGAAGATGTTATCGTGGATGTCCCAGCGATGGGCATAGGCGCCGGGGCTGTCGATCGCGTCCGTCAGGTCGTTGAACTGGCACCCCGCGACCTCGACGTTGAATATGTTCTCGGTGCCGCTGATGAGAATCCCGGTGGCGCCCGAGGCGAAGCGGCAGCCGAGAATGCGGCTGTGCGAGGAATCGCGCTCGCTGTCGCCGCTAGCCGCATCGCGGATGAACTCGATTGCCGCATCCGAGGTCGGGCAGTCGAAGAGGATGTTCTGGAGCGTCCAGCCCTGCTGCCGCAGGATGAGCAACGGGTCGGTCTGGGTCGAAGCCTTCCACGTCGCCGCCGAATAGCCGTTATTGCCCGTGTGGGCGTCGGCATGACGAGGGCGCGGCCCGACTCCGATAATGGTGATGTCGAAGAGGCCGGCGGGAGCGGTGACGTTCTCGGTCACGTTGCCGCGAAGGTAGATCGTGTCGCCCGAACTGGCGTTGGCGAGGGCCTTCGCCATCGTCCCATAGGCCCTCCCGGTGGACTTGCCGTTGTTGCCGTCCGCGCCGCGATTGCCGTCAACGAAAAGAACCCTGCCGTAGGGATTGGGCAGGTTGCCGATAACGGGGGCGCCGGCAACGGAAAGCGCGCTGAAATTGGTGGTCATACTCTGTCTCCTGAAGAAGCGCGACAGCCGGAGGGGCCAGGAATGACCATCCCATCGCGCTTGAAATGCCCCGCCTTTGGATCAGGCGCGGGGCCTTCCTGTCGTTCGCTTAGGCGCCGGCGTTGCCGTAGAGCGCCCTCGGATCGCCCCAGCCGCAGCTATAGCGCTCCGTCGACTTGTGCTTATTGTTCTCGGTGTCGAATTCGTTGTCCTGCTCCAAGGCAACGGCGCGACGCTGATAGGAGATGAGCCCATTGGGCACGTTGGTCTGGATGAACCAGGCGTCGGGATCGTCCAGGTAATGATTGACCACGACCTCCGGGACCAGCCCGAGGGTCTTGATCGCGTTGACGTCGTTGTCGGCCGAGTCGACGCGCCCGCTGCTCTCCAGAATGCGGGTGGCGTTGAAGATCTGGCCGGGGCCGACGATCAGCCGGACGGCGCGGACAGCGATGGGCAGGCCCGCGCTGTTCTTTGCCGTCATGACCGTCGTCAGGGCGTCCTCGAGCGAAGCTTCCGAGAGGTCCGCCGAGGTCAGCAGGTTGCTCTGCGTTCCGTTGGCGGTCGGATGGCTCGCGGAGATGAGCGGCTGCCCGTTCCCTCCGAGATACGAGGTGTTGAAGGCCCGGTTGAGGACGTTGGCGTGAACGATTTCCTTGGTCGTCCACATCGACCAGGGCAGGGCCGCCGCGTTGGCTTCCGCGACCTCCTGATACTGGTTGTCCTCCTTCGCCTCACGCGTCATGATATAGCCGAGGCCATAGGTGACGTGGGTGAAGACGTTGGTCGGACCCTGGCCGGGGGCGTCGTAGATGATCGAGGAGCCTTCCGGCTTCACCGCGGCGAGGCCGAGGCCGGTAGCTTCCGCCACCTTCTCGTAAGCCTTGGTGGACCGGCGGACATCGAAAATCCGCGTATATTCCTTCGGCAGCTTCTCGTAGGTCGTGCCGAAGATGGCCTGAATCCCGGGCCAGAGAAGGTCGGGATGGGTCGAGCGGGTGATAAGTGCCATGACTCGGCCCTCCTAGATGCCGGCCGAGGCGTTGGCCTCGGTGCTGTTGTTGATTTTGACGACGAACTTGGCGTTGGCGCCGAAGTCGTTGCCGGGAACCTGCTTTAGGCCGACGATCTTCAGCTCGAGCCCCGCCGTGGTGGCAGCGGTCGAACTGTCGAGCATCGCCCCGGAACGGTGGCTGTAGGCGTTACCCGTGCCCGCGACGAAGGAGGCGTTCAGCCCCACGCTCGCAACGGTAAGGGTGCCGCCCACGCCGTCTTCCTGGATCTCGTACAGCGTATCCGGGTCGGTATTGACCAGGACATAGGCTGCCGTGGAAGCGGCGCGATAGCCGGCCATGTCGACGGTGCCGTTGGGCATGAAGCCCTGGACGACGCCGGTGATCGGGCCGCCAGCCGTCGCGAGGATGACGCCGGCAACCCCTTCGGGGCTGGCCGAGCCGTTCTTGACGACGGGATCGCCGATGTAGAGGGCGGTGCCGTCGCTGGCGGGAACGTAGAACATCTCCACGCCTCCGCTGTGCGGCTTGCTGCCCGCGTCGCGCAGGGGAACGAGTCCCCTGGGGGTGTTGGGATTCGCCATGATCTGGCCTTTCGAAGATTAGAGGATCTGGTTGCCCCGTTCGATCTTGTTCGCCGTGTCGGCGTACGTGCCCGTCGGGGGCGTGGGGTTGCCGGGAACCTCGCCTTTCAGCATCGCCGTTTCTCTCTCACGGCGGCCCGCCTCTCGCTTCGCCGCATCTTGGGCGATGAAGGCATTGGGCTTGCTGACGAGGATGGTCTTAGCGGTCGTGCCGGCCTTGCGGTCAATGACCACTTCGCGAGGCTCGACGCCTTCGACCACATCCCAGTCATCGCGCACGGTGAGGTCCTCGACCCGGGAACCAACGTCGTTGATCCAGCGGGCGGTTCGGCCTTGCGCGGCTAATCTGGCTTTGATGTCGGCGGGAATCGCAAGCTTGTGGGCCTGCCCCCCGTCGAGTGTCGTGTCGTCACGACGGCGGCGCTCCTGCCGCACTTCGTCCTGGCGCGATTGGCGCCCTCTCTCCTCGGTCATCCGACCTTCCTTTGCTGCTCAAACCAATTTTTGACGTACGGGTCCGTACTCGGGATTACCCCGCGCTCGACCATATCCCTCGCCGTATCTTGAGCGGCCTTGGGCATGTGGTGGAAAGTCTCTCGGCTGGTCGTCGTCGCCGTTCGGCTCGCGGGAGCCGCCACGCTGGCGGGAGCCTTCGCGGGCGCCGGAAACAGTTCCGGAAACTCCTTTTTCACTCCCCGCTCCGCCGCAGCCAGTTGCTCGGCGGCGCTATACCCTTGGGCCGCTAGCCGCTCGGCTATCTCGTGTGCCCGCGCTGTTGCGAGCGGATCGCCGCTGCGGCCAAACCAAGACTTGTTACGTTCCGCGAAGGCGAGAGCCTCAGGCGGCGTCTGAACGCTCGGCATGGGGTCCTCAAGCCGGTCAATCTTCCTGCTGAGCTGCCTAGCGGCCACGGGGTCGCCCTCGTCCACCGCCCGGACATGCTGGGCCTCCAGTTCGGCACGCTGCCGCTCAAGCTGCTGTTCGAGGAGCGCGGCCGACGTGCGGCTCATATTGGAAACAGTGTCCTTCAGACCCTTCACGTCCCGCGACAGGTTGCGCTGGATTTCGCGGCCGGCGCGGATAAACTCGTCGGCGGGCTTCCAGTCGTCGGGATTGCCCCGGAACTGGTCCTTGGGCGCCCAGCCGAGCTCGGTAGCGAGCGCGGCGATGGGGTCATCCTGCTGAGTATCGTCGTCGGCAGTCGCCGTGGTAGCGCCCTGATCTTCCTCAAGCGCAACCGTGCCGCCCTCCTCTTCGGAGAGCGTCTGTAGTTCTTCAGCCACTTATGGCCTCCTGTGGATTGCCCGTTCAGCCGGGCGGCTTCATCCCCGCTCTTGGGGAGTTCTCAGAATGTCAGGACCGTCTCGGCTATGTGGCCGACTTCCGTTGAAGCATCTGCCAACGTGCGCGGTCCATGTTGGCGTGCATGTTCGTGAATATCCGCTCGCCGATGTGGCCTATTTCCCCTGAAAGCCCTTGGTCGATCTTCACCTTGAAGCCAGCGGCGCGGGCCTTGCGACAGAAGTAGTGATCCTCGCCGATCAACCTGTTCTCTGAATCCCATTCCATGCTGAACCATGGGGCGGGGACGGCCTCAAAGACGCAGCGAGCAACGAGGCAGACTCCCATGCCCATAGCATCGACCTCAATCAATCCGCTGCTATCCGATGCGGTCCAGACCAGATCGCGACCGCTCTCCGCGCCGAGTCGCAATGCCGTTGGGCTGGCAGGGTCCGACTTGCGGGAATAATTGCATCCGACGAAATCCTCGCCGTGCTCCACAAGCCGGCTAAGCGTGTCTGGCGGAAATGTTTGATCGGCATCCAGCCACAAGAGAAGGTCGGCGCCCCAATCGAGAGCGGATTGAGCGAGTAGGGTGCGGCCCGCAACGACTGTGCTGCTCTTCATGTTGCGGTAGGCGACCTCAACCCCCGCCTTTGCCGTCTCTATGAGGAGGGCCGTCAAGCTGTTTACATGATCAGCCTTCAGGCTATCGTGAACGGGTGAGCAGATCGCTATCTTCACCCGCGCACACTACCAACTATTCGAGAGGTTTGCTATCAAAGAACCTGCTTGATCGAGAACGAGTCGAGGATGATGCTCGCGGAATCGAAGTCTCGCATCCGAATGACCTGGTTTATGATAGTGCCGATCACCACGTCCTCCGAGAAAGAACCCGTGGCCACCCCTGCATTGAGATTGACAGTGGTACCCCCGATCTGGAGGTTGAGGTCGCCGCCGCCGTTGGTGATCACCGTGTGGGCCACCCGGTAGGTTCCTGGGACGAGCGTGTCCAGGGCCGTGGCCGTAAGGAAGCCGGGTTGGGCGTTGCTCTGGGCGAGGGAACTGCTGACCGTCCAGCCATTGAGCGTAAGGCCGGTGTCCGCGTCGAACTCCGGCTGCGGCCACAGCTCCGGCCCAAGCGTAGGCCCCGGGTCCTCGGCCGGAGGGATAGTCACGGTTCCCGTGATAGCGAGGCTGATCCCAATCTGCATGCTCATTCCCCTAGTAGAGCGCGACCATATCGGCCGCCGTCGTTCCCGTGACCCGCACGTATTGAAGCCGGTAGGCGTAGCAGACGCCCGCCACGACCTTGAGCGTCACGTCCGCCGAGCTGTCCTTGAACCGGCACGCAAGGTCTCCAGCCGTGCCGACGTGGATTGCGCGGGGAACGGGAGAGATTGCGTTCGTGTTGTGCGGCGTGATCGCCACTCCGCCGCCAGCTGATCCAATGTCGGCCATAAGCTCAGTCTCCAGTACCGAAGGCGGGCTGTCCGCCGTGAAGGTCGATGCGGCCGGGATCGCGTCCGCCGTATGGGTCAGCGCGGCCGATGCGGGCGTGCGAACGAAATCCACGCATCAGGCCGCTTCTGCCAGGGCGGGCTTCGACCGAACGCCGGCCACAATGTCCTTGTCCTTGATGATCCGGACCCATCGCCCGTCGCGTTCGACCAAAATCCCGGCATAGCGGGCAAAATACACCCGATCGCCGATCGCGGCTCGCGGCGCGCCGTCCTCATACCCAAACGCAAGCGGGCTGACAGCTATGAGCGTCCCTTCGGTCTCCTCGAGCCGGTTCCGCTCCACCTTCTGCCCGGGCAGAATGA